ACCACCACCAATAGTACCGATAACGCTCACATTATCGCCGCCGACGATGACGACCAAGTCAATCAGTTGGTCCTTCTCATTGAAAAACATTTAGCCTTCCACGAACGTCTCTGCATGCACTGTCGTCAGCACAAGGCCAAAGACGCCGTTTTTATCGAAACGTACGAAACCGATTTTCCAATCATTCATTTCTGCAGTAGCGAATGTATGGCCGCCTATTCACTCGAAGAATTTAGAGCTATTCAAATCTAAAAATAAATGGTCAATTACATGATGGAACCCGAAGAGAGCGCCGAACAACATCGTAATCGCGTCGTCGTCGGCATAGATAACACGCTCTACGCTTCCGTCAGAGACGCGTACGACGGTCGATATCGATGGATCTCTCTCAGTTACAATTAGTTATTTTCGTCGTCGTCCAACAATTTGCGTTTGTACTGAGTGCCGCACGTGTCGTCGTTTTCAATCAGTTTCTTGGATTTCAAAAACAGTTCAATGAGACGACACAATTCAATGCGACTCAGAGCGTGATCTACGGGAAATTTCAGTTTATTTTCAATCAATTTAATCAGCTCGGATTTGTGCCAATTGACGCAGCGACGACCGCTCTTGATTTTACGTCGATCAGCGGCGGCGGCGGCACCACCGCTACAACCATCACCTTTTTTACTACTACTACTCCTACTACTACTTTTATCATTGTCAGTTATCTTGATGCAAAATTCACCGAGATCGCGATTCTCCTGCCCGTAGCATCCGTACTCGTTATTTTCAAACTGTACTTTTCGAGCTTGAAAATAATCGTCCACCACCCGAGTGTCGCACTCGTAACCCGTTCTCTTGTCCACGCAAAACGAATCGCCGCGACGCAAATGGTAGCCCAAACGGTGATCGTCTTCGTACACGCTCGACTTGTAGTGCAACCACACGGTGCGCTGCAGAGCCACGTGCGCTTCGGGTCGCGTGCACCTCAATCGCAACACGTTTTTCAACAACATGCGCTGCAAAAACGTCGGCATATTGATCAAGAAATTCTTGTCGTTCTGAAAACGTTTCACGTCGGCCACGAAATTGCGTCGCAAATACGTGCACATGCTCAACGCCGCCGTCGTGTGCATTGGTTTCGATTCGTATTTACTCAACAAGTAGTCGTAGAAATTGGCTCGCTTTCGGTCGTACAACGTCGTCAAATAGACACCCGTGTCGTCGTAGCGAACGTGAGATGCGTTGCCTCGAGGATTCACCATCACCACGTACGTGTTGACCACGTGCTTGATCAGTTGAACCAATTGCATGCGCGTCACGTCCAGCGGCTGAGTAGCACTTTCGAATTCCGACCACGGAACGCACCAACGACGACGAAACAGGTCACGCAACCACTCGAAATGACGAGTCCATTCTTTGGAACCCGTGTAGAAATGAAGATCGTAGTTGCGCGTGATGGAAAACGCTTCGTCACCTTGCGGCTCTTGGTCGCACGTAAACTTGCACGCTCGATACTGACAATCGCGTTCGCCGTCGTCGCCGCATTCGTTGCGCTCCTTGAACAGATAACAATCGAAAGCCGATTCTTTGACCAATTGAACAATCTTATTGATTTGAAAATCTTTTTGTTCGCTAATGTTGTACATGATGAGATCGATGCTGGGAAAAGTGCGCGCCACGGCCGCGTACTGGTATATGTGAACCACCGGTCGCAAACCCATAGCGATTAAATCGTGATGACTGTTGCGCCAACCTCGAGCTATAACTTGCGACGTTTCGCCGTAATTCCAGTGCGGCGTCAAAATGTGCTCGTGAATGACGTTGCGCAAAGTGAAACCTTCGGTGATGACGCGACTGCCTAGCAAAGCGTTGATGATTTCGCCTCGGGCGTTCTCGGCGCTGTTGAACAGACCGAGCAAGTGCTGTTTTTTGGCTTCGCTGATGCACGACGTCAGAACAATGTACGAACGACGATGACGCGGCGACGACGACCAACCTCGCTGATCCAACAATTTGGCCAACATCAACAGTCCCGAACCTTGAATCAGATCGCTGTACACCATACTCAGTTCACCTTTGGCGCTAGCCTCTTCCAATCGATCGATGACGAAAGCGTACTTGCAACTATAGTCGGCCAATTTGGACAGAGCCACGGCTTTGGCCTGTTTTCCGCATTTGCCCTCGGCGTCGACGTACAGCGACGTTTGGCGCGTGTTGTTGTACACGTTGACGTGCTGAGCGTCCATGCGCCAAGCGCGTTCGTACGCCGCGTTCTGTTCCTCGCGCATCGGTAGACACACCAATTTAAAGTGCGTTAACGGAGCCACCACTTTACCCATGTACACTTTGGGCACGTCGACGTTGACCGATTTGACAAAGGACACGCGTCGTCTCAAATACGATTTCAACAGCTCTCCGTTTTTGACGTGATGCGATTCGTCGAAAAATGTCGTCGTGAACGCGTTGCCCACCGGCATTTGGTGATCCAGAGGTAAAATCAGATTCATGATGCCAGCCAATTCATCGGGTCCGTCTTTCATCGGCGTGCCCGTCAACAAGACGATTTTACGATGCTGCAACACGTGCAGTAGGCGATGAATTTCGTTGTAGATTTTCAAATGAGTGTTGTGCTCGTTGTCGCGAATGTTGTGCGCCTCGTCGATGATGATGATGTGCGAATCGAAACGTTGCATCAACACCTTGTCGGGTAAATCTTTGATCATTTTAGCCAGAATTTCAAACGTGAAAAACGTGTACGTCTGGTGGATTTTTTTGCGCTGGCGACTGCGAAAGAGTTTCTCGTTGAACTCGCCGTCGGCCGAAGTGGCCGGCGCGATTTTGTACTTGTCGTCGGTGCATTTTTCGGCGATTTCGTTGACGAAATTGTTGATCAAACCTTGACCTCGAGCGATGACGATGACGCCACGATACTCGTGCGGATGCAACGTCAACAGTCGTTCGGCGATGCGAATACTCGTGCACGTCTTGCCGGCTCCCATTTCGTGAAAGAGCAACAGTTCATCCGTTTCATTGTAGACGTTGCCGAACCAAGTGGCCAAAAATGATTGATGCTTGTAAATGTCTCGACTCGTTTTCGTCTCTTGAAATTCTTTATAGAAATACACGGATTTCCTGTAGTCGGCTATGAAATTTTCATACTCCATTTTATTACACACATGCTAAATTTTCCAAGGTAAAAAAAACTTGGAAAATACACAACATAAAATACCTTTTTTAAAAAAAACAAAATTTTAACCTTGAACGAAAATAGGTTTCAACCATTGACGGATTTCGGCCTTGACTTCTTCAGACATGGTCGATCGGGTCGTCGTAGTTGGCACGTAGATGGATTCCGTGGCGTTGTTGAACGCTTCCAGTGCTTCGTCGTAGTCGCCGCCAACGTCGACAAATTCGGCACCGCTCGCAGAAATTGCTACTGGTGGTGCTTCGGCGGCTGCTACTTCTGGTACTACTACTTCCGCTGATTGGTGTTGTCGGTGACGATGACGAGGCGTTCGATCGGTCGTCGATTTACGAGCGCACCGCGTTTCGTACCTTTCCTGATACTTCCAAATCTTTTCGCTCGATTCTTGCAACAAAGCCAACGTGGCGTCGTACTTGCTCACCGTTTTTCCAAACAGTTTCAACGTGTTCTCAAACATGCTGCCCAAATCGGCCACTTGGTTTTGCATCAACATTTCGTGATCCAATATTTTAGCCGTAATGAAATTTTCGAAATATTGAACCCATTCGCCGACATCGGTATAGACGCTCTTGACGAGTTTCATGTGGAAAGCGTCCAGTTTTTCTTGAATAATCACTTTGAGCGCATCCTGGTGTCCCAAGTGTTGCGTCGAAACGGCTGCCAGTGCTGCCATTTGATGATTTTGAATATTTCGAGGAATAGCTCCGTGAACAACACCAAACGCAAAGACAACAAGTGCTAGCTGTTGAATCATTTTACGAATCTTGGAGATACGATAATTTTTATCTCTAACCGAGTGAATTTTTTTCTCAATTCGCGCACGGCATCTCAAGCGTGGCTGTAGTGATAATAAAAAACATGCGATTCGTTCGTTTCAAATGCGGAGTGGAAACGGTGCTGCGACGCGACTACAAGACCGTACCACGACCCATCGGCGACGACATGTGCGCCACCCGGTTATTGCTCAATTTAAAGAATTTACTCGTTGTGCGCGGCACGTCACCCGACGACACCATGATCGGTCCTCTAGAGTATTTCGGTCGCGTCGATCCCTACCGCCACCCGTTGACGTCAGTGGATACATTGCCCATAGTGCGACCCGAATGCGTCACGTGCCTCAACGTCCAGTGGCTCAGCGCTTCATTGGGCAACGTTGACGACAGTCTTTTTCCCAATGCCGGAAAGCTCGTGTTGAACAACAGCGATCTAGTCGTACCCGTTACCGACCGGCCGGGAAACTACATCGACTACAATGTGCGTCTCGTCGAATCGTCGCGCGTCACGTACGACACGCAAAACAACCAGAAAACCATGTTTTCGGTTCGCTACCATTTCGCTGAAAACTATTACGACTACGCCATGACCAAAGAGGGAGTCTTTCTCGAACGACATCCCTTCATACAAGCCATGAGTCCCGTTGATAAACATGCCAAAGGTTTCGTCATGGCGGCGCGCATGCGTGATCAACATATTGACATTATCGGCATACGCATCCCGTTGGGTTACACGCTACTCGTCGATTCGCTAGCCATTCACGGCGATAGCACGCTCGTCGGTGACTATCGTATGGAAATGACGGCCGATCACGTGGAAATGAGTAAAGCCGACACCGTCTTTTTGAAAACGGTCCAAGGACGGAACGTCGGCGTCAATAACGTCGACAAAGTAAGCGTTCCACCACCCGTCAAACATACAGTTAAAAATCGTGTATTCAATCCAGTGTGGTAACAAAAAAGTTTCATTTAGTATGTGATGCCTTACCCAGTACACACACACACCAAATGAAACTACAAACACTACAGAAATATATACGACTACACAGACACTATTTATACGTATATTTAATTAAAATGAAACGGGATCTTTAAAAAGACATTTATACATGCGAGACGTGACGTGAAGCATTCTACACTTGTTTCTAGTGTTGCGAGTCATCAGATTCCACGGGCAATCGTCGTCACGGCTCCAATCGTCGGGCATAGGGCAATTGTGACGTCTCAAATAGCGAACGCTGACCAAATCGTCATTGTAGGCGCAAACGCGCATCGTTTCCGCATTCCACGGGCACCCGCGCGAACGCAAGTAGTGCAACACGTCGACGCGACGCGCTTGAGCCGCGCAATACGTCACAAAAGGATCCATCGCACATCCGTGATCGATACAGTACTCTAGACAGTCGATGAATCCGCCATGTGCCGCGGCCGCCATCACGAAATGATTCCATTCGCAACCGCGTTGGTGCAAATATTTCAAACAATCGAGACGACCCGTCGACGCCGCCGCTCGCGCGCACGTCCAATCCCACGGCTGACGCAAACACGCCACGTGACCTAAAAAAGCCGCCGTTTCGCAATCGTCGCAACACACTACCGTCGCCACCACGTCTAACGCCCCTTCCGCAATGGTGTCAATCAAATACGTTGTCGCTATCTGTGTCATCGTCGTTGCTATCGTAACTGATACAAATGATGTTTAAACAATCACGAGGATGCGGAAAATCAATCTCGCATGTACCGCCAATAGGTGTCAGCGATTCAGGAAAATAAAGTCGAGACCACAACGATTCGTCTATCCAATCGACGTAGACTACAACGAGAACCGTGTCCACAGGTAAGCGAATGAATTTCAAACGAAGACAATGTTTTTCGTAGACGCGAGTTTGCGTTCCCACTCGTACCGTACACTTTCCAAACACCACCACGTGATTGTGTTGACGACAATCGACCACACTTCCTCGACTGTCACTCTCGATAAACACGTCCATGATCTAATCTTCTTCTTCTTCGTAGTCGGTCGTCACGTAACTACTGTCGCTATCGCTGCTGCTGCTGCTGCTGCTAATGCTAAACGTCACGTCGTCAAATTCTTCTTCGACGGGAATAAATTTCGAATACGGCCACGGGACGGCCACGCTGTGATCGGCCAAAACAAAAGAACTCAACGTTTGCAGAGAAGGCACGTGGACGTGGTAGTGTTCGCGCCAAACGCTATCGTTGATGTATTTTTTGAAAACGGCCACCAACACCGTGTGACGTTCAATGGGAATGACGGCGCGCGTCTTCACTTGATAATGCTGAATTTCGTAAATCGTGCCAATTCTCACCAGACAAGAACCTTCAATTTGCAAGGGTTTCGTCACGTTTTTCAACACGACGCAATTCGTCGTGTAATATATAGAATTTATAAATACCATTTCTCACAGAGTCTCAATTTGTTCGTCGCAATAAAATAAGTTTTCGAAAAAATTCACCACCAATTGTCGAGTTCGATGACGCAATACAGCGGGAAAAATTGTCTTGATCTTGCCACGTTTCTCTAAATCGAGAGCGCACAACGTTTCCAAAGTTAGAGGATTTTCATACTTCAATTCGATCAGCGGAAATTCTTGACGAAATAATGTTTCAAAATTGCCAGAGGCGTTGTCGTCACTCTCCAAAAAAACAAAGAGGAAAACGATATTGACCAAATCGGCCGTCAATTGACGATAGGCAATTTCACGATCGGCGACTGGCATAGACAATTGACGAACTCGACCTTCACACGTGACATACTTTACCAGGACATCAACGTCGGGTAAAACCAGTTGGTCAACACGTTCGTCAACCATCAGCACCTCGGGAGCAATGATACGGTCACGGCCGTCTCTATTAGTAGTAGTGGTGGTGGTGGTGGCGCTGCTGCTGCTGTCTCCCGTTTTTTTGCCTGAACCCATTTTCTCTTTTTGACTACGAAAACAAGCGGAGCGTACTCAAATCCGACGACGCCACGCTGGCGCCCAAACACGATTGACGGGTCGCCACACGACCCGACGAACGACTACGTCGCCGCGAGGTGGTGGTGGTGGTGGTGGTGGTGACGGCCAAATATCGGGCGCTGGCTGCGGAGAGGCGGCCGCTGGAACGATGGGATCCACGCCCGGTATCGGCCGGCTGACTAGTTTTTTGACACGGCACCCACGACCGATTCCACCCACGACGTGAAAAACGACACGCGCGTATAGTACGACGGCGGACGACACGGGTTGGTGCCGAAAGACACGATGCCCACTTGAGTCGCTCGTCCGTTGAGCATGACGATCAGAGGACCACCGCTGTCGCCGAAACACGTCGTCGTATTCGTTCCCCCTCCGGCGGCAAACTGTTCTTCAGGTTTTATCGGGATGGTGGCCGTCATTTCGCGAACTTCCGCTTCTTGCATGATGGTCGCCGAACTGCCTCTGTCGCCTGTCACCGACCCCCAACCCATGGCCGTGATGACCATCGGTTTCAAATCCATCGTCGCGTTGGCCGGCAAACACACGGGTTTGACGAATTGCGTAAACTCGAACGGACGATCGACTTCCAGTAGAGCGATATCGCCGCGGAAATTGTCGCCTTGATTCCACGTCGGATGATTGACGACGCGTTTAACGGTTCGCGTTTGCCTTTGCGGTTCTTGCACGGCTCGATTGAAAACACCGGCAGCGATTTGAGCTCCGACGGCTATATTGCAGTGAGCCGCCGTCAAGATCCACGACGGAGCAATCACGCTTCCTCCGCAGCCACCGAGTGATGCCATCCAGGGAAATTTACCGGCGAACGAATCCTTGCCGTTGACGACGTACGATTGCACGCCGCTCTGCGTGCCCACGTTGCCGCAACCACCTGTGGGTCTAGGTTGCGGACCCGGACCAGGACTAGGACCCGGACCAGGACTAGGGCCAGGTCGCGGCGGTTTCGCACCTCCCGAAGTCGGTGATCGAGACAAGACTACACCGCCAACCACGCCCAAAATGACAAATACCAAAAATATAATCCAAAAATCTCGTTGTTCCATTACTGTAGCACTCTTTATATTATTGTTGAATACCAGTGGTTTCTTTAATCCATTGTAAATAGTGAGATACCCGAACGAAACCACCCGCACCTTTCGTACAAGGATCCGTCGCGAACGACATGATGCCGACAATGTGCCAATTTTCGCCCTGTTGCAACATGAGCGGTCCACCGCTGTCGCCGAAACAGATACGACCGCCCGTCGGATTGCTGGCGCACAATTGTTGAGCCGGATTGATGTTGAATTCGGTGCACGGTGCCACTTCTTGCAGCAAGACGTCTTGCAGTTTGGTCGCTCGCGTAGCGGGAAACGCTTCGGGACGCGTGTTACCCCAGCCGGCGGCGTATAAATTTTTGCCTTGGGTCACCATATTGGGCGTGGGCAGACAGATGGGTTGCTTGTAGCCGTCGAACACGATGGGCGCCGGCAATTCGATGAGAGCGATATCGTTTTTGAGTGTGGTTTTCTCGTACTGAGGATGAATGACGACGCGTTTGGCTTTGACCAAAATGCGTTGATTCTCGTTTTTAGACGTGTCGAACGCGCCAAACAACAAATCTAAATCGTTAGAATCGGCGTCGGAGATACAATGCGCCGCCGTCAGCACCCACCTGTTGGAAATCAAGGTCGCGCCGCAATTAAACAGATTCACCATCCACGGCCATTTGCCGGCGTAAGCGTCAGTTCCCGCGACGATTTGCGGGTCGAACGTTGTAATCAATCGTCGTCCGCACAATTTCGATGGCGGAACCGGTGGATTTGGACCAGGACCAGGACCCGGACCAGGACCCGGACCTGGACTTGGATTGGGTGGACGAGTGCCGCCACCGGATGTTTGTCGACGCGACACGTAGACGAGAACGCCGACGATCGGCGCCACCACCACGAATAAGACGAGGAAAAAAATGCCTATATTTCTATTGCGACGATCTCTGTCGTCGTCTTCATTACTACCATTTATTTTTAGTTAGAACCTTGAATTATGAGCAGCGTCGCGACGTACATGATAACCGTGACGGTAGCCAAATAGAGAACGTTATTGTCCTGTAGCGCTGGTATCGTTCGTTCGAGCGTTCGACGCGTAAACGGTAGCGATACCAGAGCGAAAACCGTCGCGACGAAAATAGCCGATTTCCACGCGGGCATTTTTTTAGTAGAAGAAGCTTCAACGTAGTCAGCCATTCTTTATTATTTATTGTTCTTTAAATATTCGTCGTATAAATAAACATGTATGCTGCTCAAAATATACAAGAAGATTTGACGATTAAACAGGGTCGTTATTTTTGGCTTTTCGTGGCTCTCGTCAGCGTCTTCCTCATCTACTTCATGGTGGACTGTTTCAACCTCTTTGGTGGTGAAGTTGACGAAGGTGATTGCGGTTGCGATGGCACGCTAGGATCGTCAGTGCTTTTGTCAACCTCCTAATTATAAACAGCATGTATCACGGTGACAGATCTATTCGTTTTTATAATCTCATTTATGATTTGTTTTCTCGAGCGAAACTCAAGAAAGAATTTATCGAACTCTGTTTGACCGAGGAACGTATGGCCAAATTCGGTAACGCCTTCACCAGCGTCAACTACGACAAGGCCAACAATTACGAGTACCACGAACAGATTGGCGATTCGACCGTCAACAAGTTCATCGTGTCCTACATGTACAATCGTTTCCCGCAATTGCGCACCAGCGACGGCGTCAACATTGTCGCTCGACTCAAGATCAAGTACGGTTCCAAAGGTCAGCTCAACATCATTTCGGAGAAGCTCGGATTCTGGAACTACATTTCCACAGAGAATGAAGAAAGAATTAAACGTAAAAAAAATCTACTAGAAGATGTATTCGAAGCCTTTTTTGGCTGTTTCGAAGAGGTCATCAACGAAACCATTTACGAAATTAAAGGTGTATGGTTCAACGGAGCCGGATACGATTTGTGCTACCGATTGTTGTCCTCCATATTCGATGAATTGTCCATTTCTATCAAATATGAAGCACTCGTTGACGGCAAAACGCGACTCAAAGAGTTGTTTGACGAACAGCGCCAGCATTTGCAGCAGTTGCGCTACGAGGACTCGCGTTCGGCCGACAACAACATGTTCGTCAGTCGAGCCTACAACAAGAACCAATTGCTAGGCGTCGGTACGAGTAACAAGAAAAAAGAAGCCCAAGAAAAAGCTGCCGACGAAGCGCTCATCACTCTGGCCAAATTGGGATTCGTCAAAGACGTCCCTCAACAGTACAGAAATTTAACTTAATTTGTGTGTGTGTTTTCAAGATTTCCAATACAACAAAATATTGAAAACAAATTTATACCGTTGTTTGATTGGTCGCCGGCAGCGGCGGCGGCGGACGATAGTGATATGAAATGCGGTCGCATGAAACGGAAACGACCCGCGTTTCACCGCCCATCGTGACGCTGACCTTGTGAGCCGACCCGTTCCAAAAGAGAAACGGATCGATGGGTACCGAAAAATAGGGCTTTTGTCGATTGTGATGACGTTGTAGTAGTTCCAGTAATTCAATAGCCGCCGTTCTTTTGGCTTCCTGTTTACTGCGACCCGTGTGCTCGCGCGTCACCATCTCGTCCACTTGCAACCTACACGTAAACAGGGGTTGATGATGCGTCGACGCTATCGGCGAGATCGCGATGGAAAATGTAGTGTTGACTTGGAACCCATGTTTCATGGCCAAATCGTTCAACTGGATCAACGCATTCTTCGACTGTGACATTTATCGTATTCCTTTTGTCTTCGGGTCGCAGAGTCAATTTTTTTCTGACCTCGTACTTCACCTGTCGTGGTAACGTAAAAGGTATATACATTTATTATAAACACATGTCTTACACCGGATTCAAGAAACAGACAAGCACGCGCGACTCGTACACGACCGACCAAGCGTGTTCTTTCGGTACATGCAGTATCTCGACAGAACAATTGCCATGCAACAAAACGGGCGGCATCGAAGACGAAACCACGTCGTTCGAATCGTGCGTCGGTGGATTCTGCCCTCAACGACGCGTTTGCGTGCCTCCCGATCGTAAAGAATGCGACGTCGGGCTCAATGACGGTCGCGTAGATCCATTGAGCTCTGTCGAATGGCAAGTCAAAGCTCCCAATCTCGTTTGCAAATACGATATCGATGAAATGAATAGCATCAACGTCATTGACAATTACAAACGTTTATTCGGTGACAATGACAATTACAAACTCATGATGGAACGACTGTGCGGCAGCGAAGCGACACTGTGCGCTCTGGATCCTCTAAGCGGTAAACCTTTTGAAAAGTGCAGCAACATCAACAGCACGACGCAGGTGGGAGACGAGTGTCGCCTGTTTTACAACACTCAAACGGCCGACATCAAGGACACGATCGTGCAAAACTATTGCGTCAAACATCCCAACAATCCCGATTGCAAATGCGTCGAACGATCCACCGATCCCAATTATCGCAACGTCAAACCCCATATTCCCTTCAATGACGGGTGCTGGTATCCGGCGTGCGCCACGGCACCCTATTTGAAAACTCAAGACGTCAAAAACGCCACGTGCCCATCTGACGTCTGCCAAATCGTTTTCGACAATTTAAACAATAATAATGTCAACATTTCAGACAATAAGAACGCCATCAATTGCAAATTTGAAGCTCCACCTCAGCCGCCGCCGCCGCCTCGTCCGTCGCCAGGTCCGTCGCCGCTGCCTAGACCGAATCCTCCTCCATCGTCGCCCGTCAACATCACCGCCGTCGTCATCATCGGTATCGCCGTCTTTGTCGTCGTCATCGCTCTAATCGCCGCCGGCGCCGGACAACGACAACGCTAGGCGACACACAACGCTAGGCGACACACAACGCTAGGCGTCGTCTTGACCAATCGAAGCCACGTAGTGTTGTAAACTTTGCGGCAATGATGATGTATCGAGACTATTGGCACGGATACAAATGGCGCTCCGTAACTTTAATTCCAGTGGAAAGGGTTTAAATCGTAAATCCCATTCGAATTTTTTTATCGACATCCAATTGTCCAGATAAACCATTAGTAGAATAACAGTTGGATCAAGGTTGATAGTTACACTGGCTTCAAATGTAAACCCCATATAGGATTTGCCAAAAATGAATCCAGATTTCGTTCTGCCACTGGCGAATCCGACTTTTATGCGACAACTAATAGATTCCCAATAATTGTAAGATGAATACGCAATCCTAATCTTAGGTGTCAGCTCGTGACGTTCCAAGTAAATGACTTCATTGCCAATGTTACACGTTGTACGACGACCGTTGATAACTATAAAAGAGTTCATCATTCGACGCACACACACACACACACGCCGTAACAACTCCTACAGTCAACTGTGGGCGACCAAACGTCAGGCAATCGAGTGTTGTAAACTTTTTTTATTGTGTGAAATACCAATGTCTATTTTTAAGGGAGGGTGAGGTTGGTTCGGGTTGTACAATCAGGTGGGATATACTAAAACTAGTAGACATTGGTATTTTTTTTGTATTTATTTCTTGACACCATTGTATTGAGGTTTATCTTTCTGGTAGGCTATTTTGAAGACGCGAGCTGGATAGTCGTACGCGTTGATGATGCGCGTCACGTCGGCCAACGTGATTCGTTTGTGAACCGGGTGGTGACGTTTCGTTTCCACGTAGTATTGCTGAATTTTCAACAAGAGACCGTGCCGCTCCTGGCTGACGTGCACGTAGTTTTTCATGATGTATCGATTCTTGTAGGCCAGCAGCAATTCGGCCGCGATGACGGGAATTCGCAATTCGAACCAATCGGCGATCGGGGCGCTGTCGGGATACAATTCCAAATACTTGCGTCGTTTATCGGCATCGCGACGAGCGATGCAATAGCAAAAGGCTCGACACGAAATGTTGTTGCGCACGCTGGCATAGTCGGCGTAGGCGGAATTCAAAACGCGATACTGGACGCGGTAGTCGTCGGAAAACAAGAGTACGCCTTGTTTTTCGAACGGATTGATGGCACTCACGGCTCGCACGAGATCGACGACCGTATCAAAACGAATCGTTTCGTTGATGGGAATGAATCCAATGGCTTCGTGGACTTTGAGCCGCTGATCGCGCTCGTCCGTCACCAACACCAAATAGATGCTCTCTTTTTGCAATTCGGGTCGAACGACGATACGATTATCGGCGTTGTTGATCAAGATGAAATGGTAGCGACGCGTCGTTTGCAATTGGTCGAGAAAGTCTTCGTACGATGAGAAACCGTAATCTTTCTGCAAAGCTTCGACAAACAGGTGACCGAACGACGTTTTGCTGGCCCAACGCGATTTGAAAGCGTTCAGTTTGCGATGCGTCGTCATGAGCCATTTGCCGTCGACGTACAGAAATTTTACGATCGTTCCCTCGTACGACCACGAAATCTTAAAGTCGGCCAGATTGATTTTGTCCAGACGCGTCACATTGTCGCATGTCATTTCTTCCGTGAAAGGAAATCCTCGATAGATCAATTGACGTCCCTTGAAAATGTAGCCGCGAATGAGACACTCGAATTCCGATTGAGGAGAAGAAGAACAATACACTTGATACGTGCCATCGTCGTCCGTCATGGCAATTTGATGACGCTTGATTTCATCCAAAAGAGCACCATCGTCTGCTTCAGCGTTGGTAGCGGTGGACACTACGGTAGCGGCAACGGGTGCCGACAAACACAATTCACTCAACTTCATAAGATACTCCATAATGTTTGCGAGTTTTACGTTGGCAAGAACGCTTCTTTAAACCTAATTTTGTTTAAAATAGAAACTCAATTTTTTAACTTCCATAATAAAACCATGAATAGTAGTGATATTGTAACTCTGATTCGATCCGATTGGGATATAGCGCAACTCGATCGCTACGATGCCCAATCCCTAATGTACAACGTCAGCCAGGAACAGTCGATGCGACTGGCTCCGACGCCGACCATGCCGCCCAAACCCGTCACCTACAAGGACGAAATCGTGCATATGGTTCTACCGCCCACTCAAAACTTTTCACTCCAATAAAGATGAACTACATATTTTTGGCTCTATCGACCACAGTCGTCTTGCTATTTTCATTCGTGTTCTACAAAACGCGCGACTCGCCGACCAGCGTTTCCCCAGCCGTGTCGTCGCCGACCTCCAGTATCTACGTCGTCAGCAACAGAAAGCCCCAATCTCAATCGGCAGTGCCGGCAGACCAGTCCATCTGTTTGGGCGGCTGTTCGTGGATGGACGGCTACGCGGCCGGTCCGCAACCCGTTGTCGATCCCTACGGTGTGGAGGAAAACGGCAGCACGTTGCCGCACGACATGCAATCGCTCGACACGATGAACACCATGCCTTTCGACTACAACGGTATGGCTCAACCGCAATCGGCGTTCGTTCAACCGGCGGAAATCACACCGACCCCCGATCCCGTTGTCGATCTTATACCTCAAGAAATTATTTACTAAAACAAACAAACGCGCGGCACTCCGAGAGATGAAAATCAAAAACGTCGATCACGTCGCTCTGCTCAGCCGTTGCACCACTCGCAGCCAACAAGTTTACGTCGAAAAGTACATCTTGTCGTCGTCGGCGTCGTTACCGAAAAATGTTCATCAAACTATCGATTCATTGCGTCAGGAAAACGAAGACATTCGCGACACGAATCGATCGTGCGTCAAGCAATACATTCTCGAACGCTTCGTCATGAAGTGTCCCTACGACAAGAAACAATTTTACCTCATCATCAATAATGCCATCATTTTCAAACTGATTCAAATCAAAGACTTGCAGCAGATGGTGCAAGTTTTAGATAGCGATAGTAGCGTATCGTGTGATGAGATGCTAAAGGGACATCAAGCCATGTCGAAAATAATTCTTGAACTCTCCAAATCACGTCCCACTCGTGACGCAGAGCCAAATAACCCAAAGTAAAGTAGATGGCGTTTTTTGAGGCGTAGTCGGGCATGCCTTTGAAACGTTCGATAATGTACGGTATGTCGTCGTAGCTGATGAGATCCACGCGTTCGGCTTCGAAATCCAAAACTTTTTTCAAAATCTGATTGAGTGTCTGTAGACTGGCGTTGAGATAGATTTCCGTCGTCAAACTTTGGTAGTTGACGTCGTCGGTCGTGCAAAATTTACTGTAATCGCACATTTATTCACACACGCACACAGTCTTATTTTACATATCCTAAAAAAGATATATAAAATTATTATTTCAAATTTAATCCCGATTGAATGTAGCCGATGATGGCTTTTTTGTAGTCGGCGGTGACATCCAATCGGAACCAGGCAATGACTCGCGTCAATTGTTCCAGAGTGAGACGCGACAGGTAGGCGTCGGTGATTTGACGACGCGAAACGAAATATTTTTTCAAAAAAAGTTGGTCGCCGAACGCTTCGGCCGACGACGGGTACGACATAAAATAATCGATATAATTCATTTTCATGGCTTTCGGAAGGAAATCTATTTCTCGCCAACCGTGATACATGGCGATCTCTTTGAGAAACGTCAACGGTTTTCGCATCCACCACGAACGAGAAAAACTGCTAAACGAAAGCGACGAGTCGCTCTCCAGCAGATGAACAAACGCGTCCACGTCTTCGTTCATGGCTTCCAATTTTCGAGGCAACGATTCATCGTACAACCCACGACAACACGACGTCTTGTCGACGCATCGCCAATAGTATCTGCCGTGAGAATTGGCCACGCTATCATAGCGTCGACCGTCGTAGCCGACCATGATTTGGTTCCTGAAATCGGAAGCCAGCAAAGGCGGTTGATGGCGAGTCATGACGTAATCTTCCATTGTGTAATTACCCGTTAAAACGCAGACACGTGACACGAAAACAATTTCAAGAGAACCATTCATCATACAAACTATCATAAACTAGATTAATTAATTTCAACATGTCTAAAATACATTTTGAAATTAAAAGTTTTTTTAAAGTGTATAATCGTGATCGATAGTTTCGGTGGTCGTCGTAGTGCTTTCGGTCGTACTATCTTCAGGAGTACTCTCTGTCGTCGACGTAGTAGTACTGCTAGTCGTGGGAGGTTCAACAGTCGTCGTTGTTGTAGGCGTAGTGGTTGTAGACGTCGTTGTTGTAGGCGTAGTGGTTGTAGACGTAGTAGTGGTTGCAGGCGTAGTGGTTGTAGACGTAGTGGGACGCCTGTGCGTGGTTGGTTCGGGAGCTTCCGGGGGGAACGGTTGCAGGCTAATGTGAACGAAACCTTTGCGCGTCAAATTGAGCACTTGCGTAAACCATTCGGGAACGTCGTCGTTGCTGGTCTTGTTGCGATGCTGCTGATGATGATGATGCTGTTTCAATTTACTCACGTCGCGTACCAACTGAGCGGTCGCGTCGTCCATCGTCACCGTCACGTAGACGTAGTATCCCAAAAGACTCAACACCATCAACAAACAGAGCACTTTGGTAGCCGTTAGAAAGAGCGCGTAGCGACGCGACGCTCGAGACTCTGGCGGAGCATGCTTTTTAGTCGTCAACGGCTTGTAAACTTCTTCGTGTCCGGATTCGATATCCATATTTTTCTCTGTTTATTTACTAGGTAATTGTATCCAATTTAGCTAGCAATTTTTTTCCGCTTATTCGGGAATAATAGTGCGACGCACGTACGTCACCACTTGATCTTTACCCGTGTAGGCGTCCGTCATGCGCGTGTAGCCTCCCTTGACCAATCGTTCGGGTGCCACCTGGCTGGGTGTACCGTAGCCACCGAAAACGGGAACAATGTAAACATCTTTGGCGTCCATATTTCTTTTTATTCTATACTTTATCATAATTCTATAAACCACAATAATTCGATTCGAACGGTACTCGTGGATCGTAGTAGCCCAACGTCTCAGCGCGTTTTAAAAGCGCCGCGTTGATGGCGTTAAATTTCTCCGTGTGATGCAATTCGTCGCAAATGACGTGCGCCACCTCGTGACACAGGACGTACATTAAACTGTTCCACGAATAGAATTCATTGGGGTTTTTACGTAAACAGACGACGATACGTTTCTTATTCTCCGTGTACGATCGACTACCCTCCTCCATGGTAAACTCGTTGTACACGTCGCGACCGTTCAACATGGCCGTCAAGTAGTCACCACCACCACCACCACTACTAGTACTACTTAAAATGTCGCGCATGGCTTCACTCAATCGATGCAACAACGAGACGGCCGAAGGTGAATTGATGACGTACGACTCGCGAACGCGTCGTCGCTGCTTAGCAATAATGACTACAACTAGACCAATCGTTAGAAATAACAAGACGAGAAAAAGGACTTGTGGTCTTCTCATTTATTGAACCCATTGATGTTGACACATACTACATTTAGCAAAAACGGTCATCGGTTCGTCGCCACTGCGCGTCTGACGACTGTAGGCCGTGATTTTTTTCGATTTACACTTGTGACAAATGAGAACACCTTCTTCGACATCGTGAGGCGACACGATATACTTTTCGAATTCTTGTTCCTTTTTCTTGTACTCGTCGAAAACGGGGAGATTCCAAACGTCGTCGTCCGTCACGGGCACACCGAAAATCATTTCGTACAAGACGCGTTTATTGGGAGCCGAGCAACCGTAGTGACGATTCAATTGCTCGAGCGAAAAACTCGCATCAAAGGCAGCCATCCGCGTTGCTTTTTCTTGCCGACAAAACGAGACACGGCCTCTTCGAACGTCAACGACAGTTCCACACACTCGTACAGATCCACGTCGTCAAGAGTCAAATCGTTGAGCTCAACTCGATTGACGACCGCGTCCACGCCCGCGTCCCAAAAACTCACAAAATCGAAAAGCGTCGGAAAGAGTTTCTCGATTTTTTCGCGAACGCGTCCCTGCTCCGCTTCCAAATCTGTCCACTGGTGATTGATGACATCGGCCAGACTGCCCACGATTTTTATGATGTTCTTGTAGTGCAACGTCGTCCACTCGCGACACACGAATCGATGGAAATCGCCGCGAGACATTCGCGACCAATGCCAATTGGTGTAGCGCGATTCGTAGAGCGCGTTCAACAGCTCGTCGCGCGTCTGTTTGACGTACACTTGACCGTCGACCGTTTTCGAAAAGGGACACCACGTCGAATTGTACACCCAATGCGTGATGGTGGCATTGTCGACACAAAAAGGCCAATAGGCGGCATCGGCTTTGGCGAACAAGAGTTTGAAATAGTGACGCACATCGCATTCGTCGTGCACTTGGAAAACGAAAAAACGATCGGCGTAGCGACGATTGCGAATCACTTGACAAATGTTTTCCACCGATAAATTGGGCAATCCGACGTGAGGGGCGTGAAGCCATTTGCGGTACTGACACAGCGAGTAGAGCAATTTACCGGGCACCAGCAACAATTGTTCGCGATTACTCAGCGACACGTGCGTCAATTGCAAGTTGGGATTGTTCATGATGACGCGTACTTCTTTCAATTGTTGTTCCATCTTGTACCATTCGTGCTCGGCGACGGTGGTGACGAGTTGATGAGGGGTCGGCAAAAGTTGCGCCGTTCGCAAACGTTCCATTTCGTTGAATTCGAAGCGAACGCGAGTGCACGCGTGCTTCTTGATGTCTTTGATCGAGTGGCCGACATAGTCGCACAATTTGCAACAGAAAAGAATCGATCGAGCCGTGCGACAGGGGGCGCGACGAAAATGTTTCTTAAACTCCCCGTCGTTGGCGCTACTAAACATACAGAAATCGCAAAACATGTTTCCACTTTTTAAGGTTATCTGCCGTACTTTTGGCCTCGGTTATTTTTCATATTTTTAATCGTCAAAGTGACGAGGAGAACGAGAACACCGCCGAGAGCGAAATAGAGCACCTTTTCCGACGTGGCGGCCCGCGTCGCGCATTTGACGCAATCCGCTTGGCTCTTGACCACATTCGAAGGAGCGTACATGGTGGGGGGTGTAGCGATTGTTGCCGCCGCTGGCATTATTCGCTGCTGCTGTTGCTGGAGCACGCGTTCCAACAAACGTTCCAAACGGTCCAGCCTATCTGCCGTGTTGTCGTTGTGCAAAATTTTGTAAATTGGAGTCTTATTCATTTTTATCTTTAAAAAATTCACTCCAAGAAAAATAATATATTTATCACACACGATATAAATAAATTATGGGCCATTTCCATCACTACAATTTCGATATTGGTAATGGAAATTGTCAGAGAACCGAGCTGTGCGACACGCTCGTCATCGGCGGCGGAGGATTCAAGGGCGTCCAGTATTTGGGCGGCTTGCACTACTTGAAAGAGCACGGCCATTTGGAACGCATCACGACGTATTGCGGTACGAGCGTCGGTAGCATCATTTGTTTGCTGTTCCTGTGCGGTCACACGCCGTCGCAACAGTACGATCTGTTGCCGTTGAAAAAGATTTTCCAGTTTAGCACGCGGCCGCCGTACGTGCACAGTCTACTGCCCACCGTTATGCCCACCTATCTCGATGTTCAAGTCACGTTCGAGCAACTATTCAAAAAAACTGGCAAGTTTTTTTTTGTCATTGCCTTCAACGTGACGATGCGGCGACAAGAGATTTTCAGCGTCATCACTACACCCGACTATAGCGTCATTAACGCCGTTCTCTTCAGTTGCGCCATCCCGTTGGGAACGTTGCCGCGCTGCGTCGAAACCCAGCACGTCTACATGGATGGAGGCATCGTCAACAATTTGGCCGTCGATGTGGCTCAAGATTTTGATTTCAGCGAACGAATCATGGCTCTATGTTTTCGACCGCGAACGTTACCGTTGCCGACGACACTTCCGCCACCGGCACCGGGTCTCAAAGAATTGGTCGACATTGTCTTTAGTGTACCGAGTCGTTTGCTCGACAAGTCGCGTCTCGAAGCGTGCTCGAAAATTCATCGTCTCTACGAATTCGAAGCCGACGGAGGCGGAGTGGAATCCATCATTTCGTTGGATCATGAGACGAAAATAAAACTTTTTCAACAAGGATATGATTTGATTAAAACCACGTTATAATAAAATATGGATTACGCTTGCCTAGGATTTTTCATCGCTGCTATGGCTGCAGGAATCGGCCTTTACTATTTTCTCGTTCGACGCTAAAGACGCGCTCAGTCGTTCGCAAAATATTTCACAACATGTGGATGTTAATAATAAATGATTCAAGTTATATTGACACTTTTAATTGCTGTCGGATTGTGCGCCGCGTGGACGAAAAGAAAATCGCCGTCCCTCATTGAAACATTCATGCCGCCCTTGTCGTATCGATTCGAAGAGCCTCCTCCTCGAGCCATGACGACCACGCTCGATTACAACACCACTAGACAACCGGCGGCATCGATGGTGCCTCAACCGGCAAGAATGATGAGCAGCGACATGCTGGTGCGTCCGCGTCGCGCTGAAGCTAGCGATATGTTGGCACCGCCCACCACCAATTTCACCTTGAATTACACTGTGCCTCCCAATCAGACGAGTAACGTGGCACCGCGCGTCGCCGACGTTCCCTACACTTCGGCTCTGCAAGGACCCGTACCCGACACGCAATACTTGGCCGTGGATCCCATGAACCCGTTGGGTTTGAGCCATAGCGGTCAATTGCAGCCAGTCATTTACCCGCGCGCCGTCTACGCCAACAAGATGAGCCGACTCTTTTCTCTCGGTGATCCCATTCGAGGCGATTTGCCTATCGCTCCTCTATCGGGCGACAATTGGTTCAAACCGGCCGTCACGCCGCACATTGATTTGCGCGAAGGAGCCATGACGGTGATGGGCGGTCGACACAACGACACCACCAACGAATTGGGTTTGCTCAAATACCAGTCCACGTACGGTGGACACAACATCAACGCGGGAGCCGAATTTTCACCCGACAACGAAATGGTCATGCAAACGAGCGGCATGATTCCACTCTACAGAGAAATGGTCAACAATGTTGGCGACGTCACTATCGCCACGCGATATTAAACACACACACGCACACACGCACACGCATATACAAAATTCAAAATAACACACATCTTATTTTGAATTTTTTTACGGGTCGGCACGTCGTCGGATCCAGCCGTTGACGGTGAAACGACCGTTTTCGAACGTGTTGGCACCCGTCACGGTGACGGGCAACACTTGATGCATGCGCGACGAATCGAAAACGACGAGACGGTTTCGAAGCGGTTTCACAATAGTGCCATCGTCGATAAAGACCAATTCTCCACCGGTGAACTGATTGGTGTGAAAATAGTAGACGTAGGTGAGTTCGCGTAATTCGCACGGTGTACAATTGTCCGTGTGTTCCAAATAGAAATCACCGTGACCGCTGCGAGTCACTTGACACTCGAAAGCCGAGTCGTCCAAGATGAAATCGGGATGCCATAAATGACGGCACATTTCGGGCAGTAAAGAGATCACTTTATGGTGAAACAGTTGTCGAATAAAAGCCGGTGTCACATTCATCATGGTCGATCGACGATAGTCGACCGCGTTGGTCACAGTGCCCGTTGGAAAGAAATTCTCCTTTTCGTCCGAAACGGCCGCCAACAAATTCAACACGTCGATTTCGTCCAACAAATCGTCGATAATGTAGACGCTGCTGCTGCTGTTTGTCGTCATGGCGGCCTAGTTTTTTTTACAATAATCTACCTTTAATAGAGATAAAATGTTAAATTCTCAAAAAATGTTATTGGTCTTTGGTGGGTTTCTACTCTTTGTAGTGGTGCTTATCTTGTTGAATTCGTCGTCTTCGGGACCGCGACGACCAGCTGAACCTTCTCTACCGGCTCCTGATGGATGGGAAGGTCAAGTGGCGAGAATCACCAACGCCGAAAGATCGAGTCGCGGTCTAGCTCAACTGGTGTTTGACTCCAAATTGGCCGACATTAGCCGCGCGCACAGCGCCGACATGAACAGTCGACGATTTTTCGATCATAACAATCCCAGCGGCGAAACTCCGGGAGATAGGGCTCGTAAAGCCGGCTACCCGTGGGGAGCCATAGGAGAGAATATCGCCGCAGGCTACGGGACACCCGAAGCCGTCATGCGAGGATGGATGAATTCACCGGGTCACCGTAGCAATATTTTGGGCACGTCGTACAAACGAATCGGTGTCGGCGCCGTGCGTAAAAGCGACGGAACACCGATATGGACGCAAATGTTTAGCGATTAGTAGTAGGCAACTCTTTGAGTGCTTGATTCATTTGATACTCTGGATCGTCCCACAACGGATTGAATCGTTCGTTGTTCCATTGGTGCAGGTCGAAAGAACCGAAACGCCACGAACCGTCGACCACGTCGGCTTTACAATAGTAGACGCACTGTTTCCAATCGTTGGACTGGAGAGCGTTGTTCAAAAAGAGACATTGATGGTCGCCCGTGTAGTGGAGCATGAGTTGTTTGAACAAGTCAAACGACGGCACGATGGCGGCGTAGTTGACGTACATGAGCTTGAGCGATTCCAAGTTGGTTTCGCGAAAGAGAAAGACGCCGTCGACGGCCGTGCGCACGTTCAACGGCATGTCCAACGCGAATTGCATGCATATAATGTAAAACATTCTAAAATGACTTCCGTTTTTAAACAAAGTTTTCTGAATTTTCTGTCTAAAAACGCTAGGCTGATCTGCACAATCGTCTAAAATGACGGCCAACCACTTGTCTTCGTCGGCCAATTCCTTGTTGCTAATAACCTTGGATTGACGTGTCAAAGCGTCGGCTAGCACTTGATCGTCGTACTCTTCGTAGACGAAAAGTGGCGGGAAAAATTCCCTATAAAATTCATTGGCACCTTCACTGCCGGACATGGCAATGCCCGTTTTAATGATATCGCTTTTGGCTTTCAGAATCGATTTGAGCAACGTCGATTTACCCGAACCGGGTTTGCCGACAATGATAATTTTCGAACCTCTAGCTTTTCGATCTTTATACGTGTATTGGTTGGGCAAAATACAATCATAATTGGGCAATTTTTCCAACTTTATCACGTCAGACATATTTTATTGTTATATACTTTCAATATTTAAAATGTGAAAAATATTGAAAGTTTACCAACTACTACCAACTACTGTTTTTCTACCATCACTACTACATGTGACTACCAACACAAAGAAAATTAAAAGTCGACTTCTTCTTCGTAGATAATGTTCTCGCCGCCGCCGAAATTCGAGTCGACCACGGTTGGAGTGGGAGAAGGTTCCAGTGACGACAAACTTTTGACGGCCTTTTTCCACCAATTCTTTCCGGCTTGGAAAACTTCCATGTGCTCATCGTTGGCTTCAATCATGACGCTGGGTTTGAAATCGGTAGTGATGCACGCCATCGACGAATTGGGTGGCGTGCCGACGGCTTGCGACTGGAAAATAGGAGCGTAAACAAACAAGCTGGAAAAGTAGAGCTGTTTGTTGTCCGTAGTGTCGTCCAATTTACCGCCAAAAGGCAAGTTCTCCTGGGCCATCATGGTGACAACAAATTTCTCATACATTTTATCAAAGTTATACATAAAATGTCCCATAGCACTCAATTGAATGGGACGAGTGTGCATCGGCTCATTTTTTTCATCGACAAACAAAACTAAATGACGTCTCATACATCTCAAATAAGATACCGGTTTGTGCAGAGGAGCATTCCACAAGCCATCAACATAACCAGTGTTAAGATTTTTACAAAGTAACGGTGACGAACGTAAAATGAGAAGGCGTGGAGCATCCAAAAGAATACCTGGCTTTTCTTCAAAGCCTTTGGTAATGGGGTCGAGTTTTCGAGTTACAAGTTTATGAGGTTTTCCAACAGCCATCAGTTCAGGTTTCCATCCAGAAGACTTCAAATTGTCTTCGCCAATAAAAAGTCCGGCCGGCTTGTTGATGGACTTACACGATGGGATGGTGGTCGATTTGGCATCGGTCAAACCGGCTTTCTCGGCAAATTTATTGGCTAGGGCTGCTTTGCTGTTCATCTTCGAAAGTTAAAAACAAAATCTTCTGTAATTCTGTCCAGGAAATCAAATCGTTTTCACGCAACTTCAGCTCGTCCGCCAACTCAATGGTTGAACCAGACTCGAGTAAGCCGATTATATACTGTTGCATGTAGGCGCGGTTTTGAATGCACTCGAGTTCCAAGTACTTTTCCAATTTCTTGGCATCGTTGCACATGGAGGCGGTACATTGGAGAATGCTACACAACGCCTCGTCGCATTGGAACAAGGTTTTGCGTTCGTGGGTTTGAAGTTGCTTTTCCTTGACGTAGCGGCTGATGAGACTGGTGAGAACGGAACGAGAACACGCCCCGTTGTCGTTGTCGTCGCCAGACACTTGCTTGATGAAAGCGCGCGTGGCGGCCGTGACGGGTCGACTCTTACCCAATCCCGTGTTGGCATTGTTGCGCGTCTTTTTCACCGTTTCGAGCGTTTTCAACATGGACGCAAAGAGCTTGCTAAACTCTTCCAAATCGTGAGCAAACTCTGGCTCCATCTGATAGGTGTTGATGAGCCGTTCCAGTGTCTCTTTGCACGACTTGATGCTCTCGTTGCGCGTCTGCTTCTTTTGACGCACGTGCAACTTTCCTTGACGAACCATCTTTTCTTGAGAAACCATCTTTTCAGTCATTTTTATTGTGGTAATACGTTCTTTTAGCTCGACGTTCAATATATCTGTAAAATTTACAGGTAATCGTGGTGAATCAAATTTATTTGGCTCCTAAAAAGAATCAACCGAGACACATAAACACACATATACGATGAAAAAACTATCCAAACAAGGAAACTACGGCACCGTCTACGAGGGAAAATATAAAAAAAAGAAAGCCATTTACAAGACCAATAGCTTACCGGACGTGAATTTGCAACACGAACGCGACGTTATGCTCGTCTTGAACAGCGACCAGAGAATGAAATCTTTTTTCCCTCGACTGCTGGACTATAAGGAAACGGCGAAATCGCAGTGTATTGTCATGGAGTTTATCGAACACGAATTCACTCTGTACGACGCTATGGACGAGCTGAACACGAGCGAAAAAGAGCTCATTTATTTGCATCTCTATTGCATGCTCAAAGTGGCCAGAGAAATCTGCGATTTCACCCATTACGACTTGCATTTCGACAACATTCTTATGGTGAAAGCGTCGCAAAGTAAACACGTGTACACGTTCAACGACGGCACGCGTACCATATTGCCGTACGATGACTATCGTCCCATCATGATCGATTTCGGGTTCAGCTACTGTCGGGGCGTGACAGGTTTACGCGCGCCCATGACTCAAACGCATCACTACATGAATCCTATGGTCTTTTGTCCCATCCACGACATTTACATTCTGCAAAAGAATTTTCAGCATTGGGGCGTGGAATTTGAAGTCGGGTTGCGACACGCTCGACGCCATCGACAATTCAAACGCAGTCTTTTTGATTTGCTAGCGCGAGTGACTCAATGCGCCGACTACCCACGCGACGAAGATGAAACTCCGCCCACAACGGAAGGAGGAGCTTCGGGTTACAATTCCGATTGTAGCAGCAGCGGTAGCAGCAGCTGTAGCGATAATGAACGACAATGGCGAGATGTGGGTCGCTGGAAAAGCGTCCGGACGTTGCGCGAAAACCAATTGTTTACGCACTTGTTTCACCTCGACGACTCTATCGTCCCCATCGAAGCGTGTCACGCGACATTGGAATCAAAAGACTTACAGGGGGTACTCATGTATTGGATAAAAACATATCAAGAATGGTACAAGGAAACGGCAACATTTACAGAAGCGTACACGAGTCGTTATTTGGAGTCGACATTGAAATGGTTGAGAGAATTCGCGTGACGACATGTGACCTTTGACGTTGTCGCTGTCGTTTTCTACGTCGATCACGTGCACGTCGATTGTCCAGATTACGTGACGGAAGCGCTATACGAGCGACTGAGGGCCGTCGCCGCCGTTGCTGCTGCTGCTAGTCAAAACGCCGTAAACGCGCCACATAATGTGCTGACAGACGCACGTGTCGGGTCCTCGCGTCTCTGACGCCCAACTGCAATCGGGTAAATGGAAAGCGTCGCCGACGGGAATCATCATGAAAAACATTTTCAACACATCGCTTTTGCGAGATAGCCATTCAATGTGCTTCTCCATTTTTATCTACATCAAACAATTATTTAACAACTGTTATAAGCATTTGCGTAGGTAGAATAGCAAAATTTACGTCCGCTACAGTTTTCGATGCTGGGCGCGTTGTCGGCGGCGGCGGCAGCTGCTCCCGGTCTGTTGTAGAGATCTTGTTGGTGCTGCTGCAGAGGAGGTTGACGGTACGGAGTGTTGTAGTACGATTGCTGAAGTTTAGCCGGTGCCGTCGCCGCAGTCGGTTGATAATGCTGCTGCTGCTGCTGATACTGTTGCGGCGTTGCCTGTTGATAGGCGTACGGCTGCTGCTGATAAGCGGAGGCGGCAACCGGCTGCTCTACTGGATACCCAGCGGCGGCGGCGGGTGGTGGCGCGTACGACGGAGGCGGAGCGTAAGCTGGAACCGCGACCGAACCTTCGATCGCGGACGCGATGAACTGAGCGAAATCGTGTTCGTTGTACTGACCCTTGAAACGAGCGATGGGCATTTGTTTGCGATAGAAAATAACGATGGGTACGTGTTGAATGGAAGCGTCGCTGCCATCCTGATAGACGCTACCTTCGGCTTTCGAGACGACCGACTTGTTCTCGCTCAAATTGACGGTGAAAAATTGCACTTTGCCTATATAGCGAGGCATGACACGATCAATGACCTCTCGCATTTCCACGCAATACTTGCAGTCGCTACCCGTCAGAAAGACGACGGCCAACTCGGACGGCACCTGTAAAGCCAGATATTTTTTGAACTCTACGACAAGAGTCTCGAAAGCATTCGATTGAAGTGTTTGCATCATTTTTCTTTATTCGAATCAAAGATTTATATTAAGAAATAGTTCCAATATTCCATGAAAAATATTGGAACTTATAGAAATTGCATCAACGAAGCAATGCGTTCGAGCCAGTAGGCATTCACTTGCGATCGCGTCGCCAAACACACGCGCAATTTGAAGGGTGTTAGGTTACGAAAAAATTCGTAGCCACGACAAATGCAATAGTGAACCGTATTGAGAAAATGGTCGTCCATGACGTCACGACCTGTTTGTTTCGAAACCTGACGAATTTTGTCGCAATAGAACCGCGTCAACTGTTGCGACACTTCGACCGGAAGACTCTTGATGTCGTACACTTGGACAAATGCCAGCAACGACCACATGTCCTCATCGCGAGCGTCCAGATTGAAATCAAACTTTTCTAAATCATTCATCGTGTGTACACACAAACTACATTAAAATTTGTGAGCAATTTTAAAATCAATTGATATTAATAAATAATAATGGTCAAATCTAGAAAAGGAAAAGGATACTATAAGAGATGTTATTGGTTTAAAAGAGGGTCCAATAAACGTGTCACTACCAAAAGAAGGACGAGACGAAGGTACACTCGTCGTCGTCCGTACCCCAAGACGACCTATTTTGGACCGAGAAATTACGATCCCTCCCTAGATCTCGCGGAAGACGCACCGTCAGTATTTCTGACACCGTCAATAGAGGCTGAGCTGCCACCGCCACCGGATTTCCTGTTGGGACCGGCGGCAGCCAAGGCTCGTCGCAAATCTCGCAAGTCCAAACGTCGCTCCAAGCGACGTTCAAAAAGAAAGTCGCGCAAATCTAGTAAACGTCGCAAGACCAGCAAACGTCGCCGCCGTTATTAATTTTATTTAAATAAAATGGTAGCTCGTACTAGAAAGAGAAAAGTTTGCTTTAGGGCCAATGGAAAACGAAAGTGTTTCATGGCCAGAGTGACAAAGAAATCGCGTAGAAAGTCTCGTCGAACTAAACGCCGAAAGTCTAAACGTCGCGCTTCGGCCACGACCATGAGACGTACCATGCGTCGGTCGAGTCGTCGCCATCGTAGAGCCAGTTTTGCGCCGCAAATGAACGTCATGTACGACTACGTTTAATAACCTCCAATAAATGAACGCAAACAGATCATCGTTTAGATCGACGACCGATTGGGGACCTTCTTTTTGGTTCTTTTTACACACGAGCAGTCTGGCCTATCCGGCGACACCATCGTCGCCTCACGTAAAAGCGGCCATTGACTTTCTCATCTTGTTGCCCAATTTGTTACCCTGTCCCTATTGTCAGCAACACGCTCGAGACTACGTGTCGAAATCCAATTTATTGCAAGCGACCATGTCGCGTCAATCGCTTTTCGAGTTTTACGTCCATTTTCACAACGCCGTCAATCAACGCCTTCACAAACCGCTCGTCGGTTTAATGCAAGCCAGAAACATGTATTCGACGCGCGTGGCGGGATGGGGACCGCCATTCTGGTTCTTTTTACACATGACGGCGTTGACGTATCGAGATCAACCCACGTTTGCAGATCAGACGCGCATGCGTCAATTTCTCGAAACGTTTCACATCTGGTTGCCGACGACGGCAGCCCAACATTTGGCCTACACCTACACGAGTGAAATGGGAGGAGAAGCGTTGACATGGGCGTGTCTGAACAAAGCCAATTTGTTTTACTTTTGGTTCACGTTTCACAACCACGTCAATCGTCGACTGGGCAAAGAAGAACAGACGCTGCAACGCGTCAAAGAATTGTACAAGACAAATTAATTTTTCAAAAAATGTTGTGTAATTCAAGATGATAAAGAATTGGTCAAGAACAATAGAAAAATGTCGGATGAAATCGCGGCGGTACCCGAAGACGACTTGCTCGTCAGCAGCGAAGAAGAGTTGGATGACTATTTCGATTACGATGGAGACGCGGCCATTGTCGAATATCGCAGCAGCAGCGGTGGCGATGACGACGATGACGATCCAGACGAGATGACAACCAAAAAAAGACGATATATATTTCCGAAACCTATCCACTATAATTTGTTCGAGTCGACGGACGATATCGATAAAATGTTCAACAATCACGTCCAAGTGTACACGATACCTCAGCGATGGAACACGAGGCATCCGACGGTGCCGTCACGCGTCGTCAACGTGAAACTCTGTCGACTCTATTTGCTAAAGAAACCGTGCGTCTACAATAATCTGTGTAAATTCGCGCATCATTTTACCAATATTACCCGATGTAAATACGATTTTTGCAAGAAAACTAAACTGATCGGTCCCGGGGTGTTTGTCAACGAAAGTCACAACATGTGCCGACTGAGGCATCACACGGAATCGCTCAATTCTTTCATCTATAGAACCAAACAGACGACCGTCTTTGATCTTCGATTGACTATTTTTAGCGAATTTGTCGACGAATTCAGGAAGCATTTCGTCTTTCCCATGAAATGTAAATCGTTGCACGTGACGATCGTTTCGCGAGACGTCGAAGCCGCCGCCGCTACGGGTTAGTAGTGGTGGTGGTTAAATCTCGAACGCGTTCGTTGGCATTGATGATGCGCCCTCCGTGTTCGAGATATTCTTTTTTGCGAGACAAGTAGTGCAAATTCATGATGGCGTGCTGGTCGACCACGTCGACGACGACGGGCACGTTTTTCGTTCGCATGACTCTGCCCAGAAATTGGATATAGTATTGAACCATGTCGGCAGCGACGAGTAGGGAATCCAATTTGGGAAAATCGAAACCCGTCCCGATTTTGCCAACGGTGCCGATCAAAATGTCGCACTGTTTGTCGTACGTGTGCACGTTGCCCGTGAGGAGGCTGACGACGCGCGACGGTCGCACGGTCAAAAGTAAATCGCGCAACGCTTCACCGTGAGCCACGCGTTTGACGAGCACGAGCCACGTGCGGTCAGCGGGGAACGTTTGAATAATGTCGACCAGTAAACGATGACGCTGCACGTTGGTGGCTTGCTGTTCCAACATGTAGTTCCAGTCGAGTTTGCCGTAAATGCGCCGCTCGAGCATCACTATGCCCGTGTACACCGTGTAGATATCGTGTTTTTTGAACAATTTTTTCACGATGAAATTTTCACCGTAAAAAAATTTAAACAAGACGTGCAGTTCATCGGGACGATAGGGTGTCGCCGTCAAGCCGATGAATCGTTTGGGACAGAATTTCAACAAATTCAAACTGCGTTTTTCGCTGAGCAACAAGTGGGTTTCATCGGTGACGAGCACGTGATCGACCGGGATGTCGTTTAATTTGTGAACGTTGGCAATGTTGATGATGCCAAAATGATAGTCGGTGCCCGTGTAGCCTGGCAAGTCGACGACGAGAGCATCGCCGCTGCAAAACGTGGCGATCGATTCGCGCCATTGTTGAACCAAACAGACGCGATGACAGACGATGATGGCCGGCAAGCGAAGAGAGCACACCAACGACAGGGTGGTTATGGTTTTCCCGAAACCGGGAAAACAGCTAATCATGACAACGTGCGTTTCGGCCAATTTGATGCGAGCATTTTGATGAATATTGACCTGTTCGGGACGCAACGTGCCCGTGAATCGGGGAAACGAGAGACAAGGTCGATACAAGCGATTGTTGCCGCTCGTCGGTACGGCCGAGAAAGGGACACTGAACGTCGGCCAAACACCGTCGACAAAACACACGCGAGTCGTCTTGTCTTCGAGAACGACCGTAAAACGATCGCGTAGACGTTGTTCGTCTTCGACGCGTTTCAAAACGACACGCGTACTCATTATCTTTATGTTGTAGGCGATGAGGCTTTCTGATGCAAACTTAAAGCACGGCCGGAGTGAAACTCTTGGCACTGGCACGAGCCAAAAAGACGGCGGGATCGATGAGTTTCTTGGTGGTGACGGCCGATGCCGGCAAGTAGCCGTACTTGATGTACTGTTCGATTTGAGGTCCCGGATCGAGACTGTAGCACGCGCGACACGACGTGATACTGAAATCTTGGAATGCCGAACCGACCATAGCATCAGCCGTTCGAGGTTTCTTGCTGAAAATTTCAAACATGTAGGCCGGACGCAGACCGACTTTGACGTTTTGCGGTTCCACTAAAAACTGAATGGAATCCAATTTGGCTACCGTCATGTACGAGGTGAGCAAATGATCGAAACGAGACGCGTACGAAAAATGACAACCCAACGGGAAATATTTCGAGTAATTGTAATTGAAACCGTGAGGAGTGGAATCGAGACCCGTATAGCCTTCTTTGTACCAGTAGGCTACGAGATCTTTGGCGGCGCTGAAGGCTTGCGTTCTATCGGCAATCTGAGCGCCCTTGTAACCGTGCTGTTTCAATACGTCCAACGTCATAGCCGGCCACATGGTGCCGTTAGCGGGTACGCTACCGTCGCGAATGATTTGCATGACTCGATTGACTTGTTGGAACAAATTCTGTTCGAAAGCGTTGGTTTGCGTGCGCAATTCCATGAGTTTATCGAAATCCAGACCCAATCCCTGTTCCGATTTGGGAGCCAAGAGCAGACCGAGTTTAGTGTTGACGGCCACCGATTTGCCGACGGTCCACCACAATCCGCAACCGACTAAAGGGTACGTCCAGTAGCCGCGATAATCGCGCGGAGAAACGTCGGCGCAAATGTTGGGCGGGAAACCGCCGGGACAGTCGTCTTTCAGGTCGGTCGTCAAGTATTCGCGCACAAAGCCGCTACGTGACGCCGAAGCGGGAGCTTTATTGCCGATCGTGTACGTTCCGTCGCGATAGCAACGTTTAAAGGTGCCCTTGGATTGAGATCCACCATACGAGCCGTCGCTGACGACGGTCAAACATTTTTCGTCGGGGAATTCGCAAGCCGTCGAAGAGCAATCTTGAGGATACCACCACGGTGGATTGCGACGCGACATGTTGAGTGGCTGACCACCGGACGTCAGACCGGGTTGCATTTCGTCGAAAAACGGATCGGGTTTACTGCTGCACAAATCGGGGACGGCGTATTCGCCCGGATAGACGAAACCTTCGTAAAAAGAATCGTTGGGAAATCCTTTCATGCCCGACATGCCGTTTCGAACGATGGTATCTTTGCGATAATTGCTATCGGGATTGTTGGTATCATAGGCGCGTTTCATGAGCCACGCGTTGGTCAAATTGACGACCATGTAGGGCCACGTGGGACAGTCCAAAAGTTCTTTGGCTTGCAATCGATTAGGACTGTAGATGCATTCTTTGTGAGCGATACGCAAACAATCGCACACGTTGCCGTCAAATAGTCGCGAGTAGTCGAGTTTGGCGTCGGAATCGATGGCCGTCAACAAAGGCATACGATCGGTTTTGTAGTTGGACGCTGAGGCTTTTTCTTTGCCTGGAATCCAATCGAGATAGTAGGCGTCTAAATTGTCGTAGATTTGTTCCAATTTGACCGGGTCAGTCAACGTCGTCATATTTGGCCACAATTGTTTGAAATATTTCGTTAAATTAGCGGCAAGTTTGGCGTCGACGGGTCCAGGCACGGGTACGGGCACGGGTCCGGGCGCGGGTCCGGGTCCCGGTACTGGAGGTTTCATCGTACTATCGGGAGCATTGATGTAGGTGGGGATTGTAAACTCGGGAAACGTCATCATGTCCGGTCTGGGCCAATAGTTGCCGATGGGAAAGCCTAGCGACTGTTCCGAATAGGCACCGTAAGGCGTGTAGGCCGCGATGGGGGGTTGGGGTGGATTAGGTAAATCGATCGTCGCCGGTAGAATGGCACCGTTAAACATGAGAGGCGCGCCACCGTACAGACCGTACGTGGGTTCAGCCGGTGGTAACGGTGCAGGTGACCGTCTTTTCTCTGTAAAGGCAAAAACTCCGAGTACTCCCAAGATCACCACGAAAAACATAATCAACCATAACTGATTATTCATAATTTATTAATTTAGAGAAATGAGGAACGAATATTATATAAAGACAGAGAGCATAGCTTCTTCGCTGGCCGTCCGGTCGTGTAATATATGTGTTGTGACAATGACTCTTTTTGCCGCATGTCAACGTCGAGGAATTTGTTTGAAATTCGACGCCAATTGGTCGGCTACGTGGAGGAATGACACGACCGCCGTGTGCGTGGTCGTCGTCACATCGACGGGTAATTTCGCTAAAGGTTACGAAACGTTATGGTTTGAAACGTCCAGTCATCAGTCGTTGGTCAACTATGTGTTTCAGTCGTGCGGCTATCGACCGTTGTGGTTAAACGAACGAGAATTTCAGTGCTGCGTGACTCGCATCGAACAAGACCCGTGTCAATGTTCAACGTGCGGTAAAAGCGTCAAAAATGAACGAGCCATGAAACGCCACAGAAAACTCTATCATTTTAAAAATTAACCAAAACTTTTAAAATGACACTATTCAAAGATCTTTAATGAGCGTCACGGGTCGCCGATCCGCTTCAGGTGGTGGTGGTGGTGGTGGCGTAAAAGATTGCGGTGGCATGGACCGGAAACTTTTACGACTCATCGGTAACGCTCTGGCTCTTCGAGGTAACACTGTGGGCGTGTACGCCTGCGTGAGCGACGATGGAGCTAAACGCGGCGGCGGTGGCGGAGGCGGTTCGACGAATGATGGCGGCGCTTCATCGGGAAAAGGACGCGACTCTTCATCTGGACGAGCAGATTCGCTCGTTTGCGTCAACATGACGTGAGCTGGCATTGGTACTGGTACTGGTGGTGAAACGGTTACCGGCTTAGGAGAAGCAGGAGCAGGAAGACGAAAGGAGCGCAGAGGACGTCTGACGGGAGCCGGTCGTTTCATGGCTTCGTAGACGACGACTGGTCGCTGTTGTTGAACGGTGGGGGTGACGGGTTTCGGATACGACAGCAAGTAGACTATCGCCAATAGACTGATGATGATTCCACCTACAAACACCTTTCTATTCATCATTTTATATTATTTATTTTCTTCAGAAATTTGGTCATTGGATTTGACCCAGATTCCGATATTGATGTGTTCATTGTTACTCTCAATCACCATCGGCTGATGTTTATTCAAGTAGATTTTCAGTTGAGGTCCAAAAGTGGCGATTTTGTTGGTACTTTTGATGTTGTTGGCATTGAAACGTTGAGGCGGCGATAGCGGTTCACTGGCTTCACCGATAATGGTGGAACATTCGATGATTTCGTTGACTTGGAAAGCAAATTTGAGACTCTGTTCGCTGCGTGAAATGTCGATCCATCCGGGTTGCATTTGAATGTTGCGACAAATGCTGAGGTATTCTTCGTTGGAAACGTTGACGGGATCGGTGATGCGTTCACCGAATTCGAGTAGCTGATTCTGAACGAGAGTCACTTTGATTTTAGCGTTGGATTTCACTTTGGGATAGTCGTTGGTTTGACTATTTTTCGACGTCTTTTGAGTCTTAATGATTTGAATGCAAATATTTCCGGGAAGAGTGTCGTCCGTGTCGTCGCTGAGAACGGTGAAAACAACGTCGTCCGTCTTTTTGGCGTTTTTGAACGTCGTTTTCAGGTACTCTAGACTGATGCCAATGTTGAGCTCTTCCACGTCGCCGGTCAACGTGTACGTATCGAAAGCCTCTTTGGTCACTTTGGCATTGGCGTGAATGTGGTGTTGGACATTGGTATAGATTTGCAGACCGTTGTTGCGAATTTTGAAACACGTTTGCCGGATGCGAGGATTTTTGTCGCACAAAGGACTAATTTGTAAATGTAAATCAAAGAGATTCTTGTAAAAGAGTCCCTTGGCTCGAGACACGGCTTCGAAAAGGACACGTTGTTGCTGCTGATCTACGTGCATCATCGTCGTATCTTTTTGTATTGTAAAACGACAAACTCTTAACTCTCTAATAATAAAAAATGAACAAAATTCTGGTCCTGGCGTGCATCGCGTTATCGTTGGCTCTCTTCTATTTCAAGCGCAAACACGATCAGTGCCGCCGAGAATTAGAGAAACAAAAACGACTCGTCAAATCGCTGATGGAGGGCATCGAATTGGAACCTTCGCCAGCTGAAGAAACGTCGCAACTCATGAATCTGGCCACGACAGCCATCACGCCTCTCATTTCGTTCATAGGACCTAATCTTTTGAAAAAGAAGAACGATTTTTTAAAGGAAACTATCGATACGAGTGATTACGAATTATCTCAGCAAATGCGTCAGCTAGACGAAATAGAAGAAGAAAATGATGATGATGAACCAGCGCCACCACCAACGCAGGCAAAGCTTGTATCCATGCCGGCAACACCACCAAAACCCATGCCTGCAGCTGCTGCACGACCAACTCCACCTCGCCCAGCATCGCCGCCGCCGCCCATGGTGCCTCCAGAAGTATTACTAGCGGCTTTGTGGTCCAGACAAGCCGAAGCGTTGGCCGGGACGTCGCCACTGCCGCGGACGTCGAAAATTACAGAAATTTTTGACGATCCACCGGCAGTAACAGCACCGCTTCCAGAACCACTGCCGGCAGTAGTAGAAGAGGTCAATGAACCAGAGGACATTGTTTCACAATTGGCCGATGCCGTGGCCGACGATGAACAACGCGACCTACCTGAGTTGTCGAGTAGTCTACCGGACACACGCGACGTCACGGGTCTACCTGACGCCTTGAAACGCGAAGCCGACGCCATTGACGAGGAAATTCGACAATTTACCCACGACAATGAAGATGAAGTTGTGACCACCACAGTGGAAAAACCTTTAGCCGCACAACAGGCGAAAAAGAACAAAAAACGAAAACCCTTGTACAAACATCCGGCCTTACAACCCGATTTTTTCTGTCAAGACGGTGTTTGCTCCATTAAGCCAAAATAAAAAATTCAGTAATTTGTGTGTATCTGTATGCGTGTATATCATATAATAAATGAAGGAAGTCGCGGTCGATATCGCCACGGCGCCGCCTCGTCACAATTTTCCATTCGAATACGTCAACGACCTGTCGGAATTGAACAGAAAACGCATAGTAAAGGTGGAAGAAACTCGAAAAGATGTACGCGACACCTTCGCCAAATACGAAAAGAAATTGGGCAGACAAAAAGGCTGGGCTAACTTTAACGAATCGATACGTTCGCTCGTCAACGTGTGCGCCATTCCCCTAGTGGCTACGGCCGTCATCTTCCCCATTTCAGTAGGCGTCACCGTACCCTTGGCTATTGGCGGACTAGCGGTGACGAGTTGCTGCGATCTCGCCGAAGAACGCAACAAAAATAAACAGACGCGATACGCCAGTATAGTCGCCAGATCGCAAGCGACACTGTCGCATCTCGATCACGTCGTCGACAACGTGCTCACCGACGGCATCGTCACCCAAGCCGAGTACGAAATCGTTCTCAAGAGTTATACCGATTTTAAAAAAAATATCCTCTGATTAAAAGCAAGTTGATATCTTACACATTCTTTCTTTATGTCTAAGTTAATATGTGTTCCGCCGTAACCAATACCACCATGATGCCTTCATCTTACGACAACGGTTCCTTCTTTTGCACCACAAGAACAATGGTGGGAAAGACTAGATTTGCCAGCGGTAAAGAAATAAAATTGAACATTGTAGAATGTATGGAATTGTTTTCCAAATACATCTTCAACGACAAAAAGGTTAACAGCATCATCCAATTGCGGACGGGTTTCAAAAACGCCTTCACTTGCGACCTCTACCTTCTCAGTTTCAACAAGCAAATTTCCATGAAAATTTGTAAAAACGGTTCCTTTCAATTCACAGGCAATATTACCCTTCAGTGCGCTTACGAAGCCATTCAGTATGTTATCTCTTTACTTAAACTATTGTATCCCAAAATGTACGAAAATGATACTTGCGAAATTTATATTTACGAAGTTATGAGTAATTTTGTCCTTGACCTTAATCGTCCTATTGAACCCGACAGTCTAATGACTTTTTTCCAAACGATAGCTCCTCACTATAATAACTACACGTGCTTCAATTCACAAACATCCGGCACGTTCACGTGCAAGTACAACGTCGGAACGACCGAGGTCATGCACCGTAACGTCAGCTTCTTTGACGAAGTCAGCTTTGTAGAGCACGTGCCTTACAAAGATTGCGTCAGCAGTAAAAAATTGGGTCTAGATGAACGCAAAGACTATTACATCACTTTTCTCGTTTTTCAATCGGGAAAAGTTATTGTGAGTGGCATCAACGAGACGATCGTCGAACGCGTGTGTCGCGATTTTTGTCTCGTCGTGAAAAACTATTTCGACACGATCGCCGACAGTGGCGGCTGCATATTTCAGCACCAGCCATTGGAAATCTCCAAAAAGATCATGAAACGAACGTGTTACGAAAAAATTTCACTCGTCAAAATCGAAGACGATCAATATATAATTGTCCGCGGCAAATCAAACTACGTCAACAGCCGCAAATCCAAACTCGCCTCCAAATATTCGTTGTGTAAGACTATTTACGAAAACGACTGTTTGAACATTAACGTTTGCAAAGAACTGAAAAATATGCTGAAAAACGATAAGAACGTACACTTTAGCAATGTGGGAATGACGACAAGTCTAGACGAGAGCATCATTATTAGCCACATGGAAAAGTGTAACACGGCACCAGTAGAAGTACCAGTGGCCGGCGGCACATCAGTGGCTGTCGGTTAAATTTCAAAAATTTTAACATCTTTGAAATTTTATTCAATGTCCCAATCGCTGTCGATCGACGGCCACACTGTTGGCGTGAAACGACAGGAAAGTGTAAAACAAGACCATCAATTTAAAAGGAATCGTTTCCAAGTCGAGAACCATGTTGATGTAGTCGTCTTCATCGCAACGAACGGCACCGACTTTGGTCGCCGTTTCGTCGACAAAATGGTCCACAATTTCCATCATGATACATTGCATGTCTAATGTTTTGTTACATTTCAAAATGAAGGCTCGCATTTCTCTCGGGTCGACATCCATGTATTTTATCGAGGCTTGTTTAATACACTGATATAACTGAGACATTTATATTATAATTTTTAATTCTTTGGCCTTTTCAAAATCTTCGTCAGTCAAAGGCGTAACTTGACCATCACCCAGATATTTACCAACCACGGATTTCTTATCCAAAACGAAACCCTCGTACACGTACAGTCCGTACTCGTTCTTTTGCATAGTGATGGTCTGAGAAGGGAAAAGATTCTTAATCAATCGATCACCGGCTTTGACCACAAATGGAACCAAAAGTTTAGTCTGATGGTGAGGATGAACCAAATCTGGACGTTGAGATTTTTTCTTAGATTTTTGTACAGGTTCTGAAAGTGGCGGCGATCGGTCCACTCCCGACGATGGCGCTTTGCGTTTGGGACCGACGGTGAATTTACGAGGCGACGTTTGCTTGCGTTTACGTTCCGATGATCCGACGAGAGACATTTCCGACATGAGCTGATGCAGAGGAACCGGGGGATGGGGGGTAAGAAAGCGACGACGAACGGCGACGGCGATTTTTCGACGCGGCGGCGAAGGTGAAGGCGTCAGAGGCAAAGAATCTACTGGAAATAATTGTCTGACGTGTGACGGTTTAGATGTATCCATGCTCTTTCAGTTTCAAATCCAAAAACGATTCAATATCAATGACTGTATAGGGAACTTCAATCAAAACAATATTGTTTTTCAAACACAAATCTCTTTTAATTTGATCCCTATACTTTTGATTGAGAAAAGCGTCACGCGACGAGTGAAAATGAGGCACGTAGTGGTAATGCTGTTTACCTTGATATTCTACGGCGAGAGCCAGCTCAGCGTTGTAGCAGTCCAATTCGAGATCGACTTTAGTGACGGGATTGCGCAAAAAAGTGGGACGCTTTTTGGGAAAGGGTCGATTGAAGCGCTCCTCCAAGTGACGTCGGCAAGCCAATTCACCGCGACTGTCGGCCGGCGCGGTTGAAGTACTAATGGACGTGTCTACTGGTCTGAAAGCGTGAGGAAAACGTTGGCGCCAATCGCTGCCGAGCAAATGGGGGTCGCTAGTGCCGCGAACGCCGCGGGCACGTCTGAAAATGGCGTACACGCACAGCGTGACAAAGGCAATGAGAAACAAACGACCTTTGCCAATGTTTCGCCACCAGGATGTCGGCTTTTTTCTCATGTCATAAAAAGATTTTATTAATGAGAACCCTAGTGAAATAATTAATCTTAATTTTTCCAGAATAAAATAATTCGAGGAGACATTTGGGATGAATGAAACCGCAGCCGGTAGATTCGGCATCGTTTCCCGTATTTATCCTAGGTAAAACGTCAACGGCGTCAACGTGAGCGAAAAACACGCACACTTGACGGCTAATGTTTTTGTACTTGAATTTGAACATGTTGCGCGTCAGTTGACTCTTATCCAACTTGAGGTTGGTCTCTTCGAAAAGTTCACGAACGGCGCACTCGCGCAACGATTCGCTTTCGTTGACGATGCCTTTCGGAATACCCCAGTAGAGATTGTACGATTGATTGATTAAAATACCGCGACGACTGACGACGCAAACGCCGGCACACTGTTTGGGTTTGTCGTCATCTTCGTAGAAATCGGCCGTGTCCTTATAGTCCACGTTCAAGACGCATTGGCAATTTCTGAAACAGGTAATTGCCATTTAATTCTTTTTCGAGCTTCTTGAGCGTCTTTTTCTTTCCAGTATTTCTTGACTTCGCGCTCAAATATCTTGATCCATTTTTCGTAGGACGACGTCAGCGACGTTTGGCAAATCTTGTAATACATGTTGATTTTGAATTCCACGGATTTACTCGAGCGAAAAGCCATGGCGTCCGATTGAGGTGTCAACTCTGCCGACGGTAACTGCTGATAAAAGACGCTGTCGACGTACGTGTCAATGACGGCATCTGGTGGCGGAGGTTGGATGGCGCCTAGCGTGTAGACGCGTCGAGGTTTGACTATGACGTGCGTCGAGAATTGGACGAGAAATTCAAAGAGCTGTTTGGGTGTTTTACTGTCGGCTCCGCGTCGCAACGTTTGCAAATACTGACGCGGCTGATCGACGTCGTGTTTGTAAAAACTCTCCAGCACCTTGACGACAATGTCAAAGAAGGCGAATTTACCCGGCTCTTGGTGACAGTAGAGAAAAAAGACAAACATGTCGTAGCCGGGACGCAAATGTTCGTAGATGCCTTTCTTTTCGAGCTGTCGCATGCCCCACGTTTCACCGGTGACGCTATCGCTGCCGCACGACATGCCAAAATCGATAATGACGGGATTGAAACAATTGGAAAAAGACACGTGATATTGATCGAAAAGAATTTGCGTTTTTTTACTAGAAAAATGAATCAAGACGTTTTCCAAATGTAAATCGTAGTGCCCGAAACGGAAGGCCGATTGAGCCATTTCAAGCGCGACGCACATTTGCATGGTGAGCGTGATGAATTTTTGACGCGACATTTTCGACATGGCCGATTTGAAGGTTTCACCGTCGACGAAACGCGTCAAGTTGTAGGGTCCTGAATTGCGATGAAACGAGGCGTACGTTTCGACAAACATGGGCACGTTGAGAGCGTTGAGGTGCTGTCCGGCCACGTACTCGCGTCGGGCGTGATCAAACAGTGCCGGCTTGTTGAAATGCTTGAGAACGACGCGATGATCGACGTCGTCGTGACGGACAGTAGCCGTGTACACTCGTCCCTGCTTGTTGGTCAAATTGTTCATGGCCTGTACGCGCGTCATCCATTCGTGCATTTTGTAGGGTCGCTGGTGTCGCGGATGTTGACAGCCGTCCAAGGGACCGCACCCGCACGCGTCACTCGTTTTCATTACCAAATCTTGACAAATAGCCGGTGTCAACATGATTTTTTATTCTCTCCTCACAGTTTAATTTAGTTAAAAGTAGTCCATCATTAAGAAAACCATTACCATGATTTCGAAATCCAAATTATCCATCCTTAATGCTATCAATCAATTCATGTCGGACGACTTTTTGTTTGGCAACGTGGACCTGATCGAGAAATGGCACAGCGGCGAGACTCAGAAACGCGTGGGATTGATGTTGGGCTTGAAACAGAGAGAAGTCGTCCAGGGACCTCAGCGAAACATTAGCGCTTACCTCTTTTTTTGCGAGTCGAAACGTCGCGAGATTTTGGAAACCAATCCCGGCATCAAACCCAACAAGGTCATGATTCTTTTCGGAGAGTCGTGGCGCAATTTGAGCGACCAGGAGAAACAACCGTTTATCGACAAGGCTATGGTCGACAGGGAGCGCTACAACAAGTATTTGGAGAGTAAAGTGCGACCGAAAAAGAACGCCCGACCGAGTATTTATAATTTGTTTTGTACCGACGAACGACGCGCCATCAAAAAGGATCATCCCGACATGAACGCGTCCGACGTCAGACGAGAGCTAGGCAAAAGATGGAAGGCCGTCAAAGAAACGAATCCAGATCTTTTGAAAGAGAAATATGGATACGTGATTGAAGAGAGTCAAGATGTGGTAGGAAATCTCTAAATAATATCGTTCAACAGCTGACAAATGGCTCGATCGAATTTAGATTGATATTTGGCGACGATGGCGGCGGGTAGAGGGATGCAACGATGCTGTAAAATGAGCGACCAGTCCAACCGGTGACCGTAAATATCGATGATATCGGTGGCGAGTTCGGGTTCGCGGCTCATTTTTTTCCAATCAACCAGCGATTCGACGAGTTTCAATTTAAAGCTTTCGGGCACGTGCACGGGGAACGAGATGTGAAGCGGTAGCTGTTTAAAAAGATTCGGCCAGTCGATGGTATTTTGAAACGAGTAGTCCACCATGAGAGCGAGAGCAAATTTGTGAACGTCTGTGCGCAACAAGCGTTCACATTGATCGTACCTGGCTTGAGACATGATGAGCGCGCGCAGTCTCTCTCAAATAGCTTTATGTAGATGAAATCAAATATTTCTAAAAAATTTTCACACTTTTTTAGAAATGTATTTCTTGGGGAATAGATTTCAGAATGCGTTCGACAACGGTGGGTGACAATTCCAATTTGGTACAGAAATCCACGAGAACAATAGAGGGATTGTATTGCCGGCGAATGTAAATGAAAACAAAAGCGGCGACAATCATGTACATGCGTCGATTGATTTTCGTACGAATAAAAGCCATAATATCGGGACGATTGATGAATTTCAAAAAGGTCTCGTCCCTTTCGAGACCGATGTGTTTGAAAATCATGTCGGCCGTGTCCGAGTACGACTCGCGCAGGTAGCACAATTCGGGTATTTTTAGTTTGACTAAATTGAAGCCTTTATTGGCGAAATGATTGGTCAAGCCAAACCACCTGATGACCGTGTCGTAACTTTGAGGACATTTTTTCAGCATCAAGACGTGAAAGAGCGACGCGCAAATGATGGCTTTTCGGTAGTTTCCGCGATGAATACGTTGATTACAGGCCATGATAAAGTACTTGTTGGTCATTTCGACAATTTCCGGACTGAGATTTAAAAATTCCATTTCTTTACGAATGCCAATGTTGGCCTTTTGTTGAATTTGGTCCTGGTTGGTGTTTTGACACGTCATTTGTTGACGACAACGATTGCAAAATGTCCCGTCATTATTTTCAAAGTAGACGTGCTGACATTCAACGTCGACATGGTCGACTGGTTGAACGTCTCGATCTTTTGACGATAAATAATTTTCAAATAGACAAAACATTTCGTTTTCGTTTTTACCTTCTGCGCACGCTTTTAAGTTTCAATTTAACTCCGTAAAGCATTACGACAAGTAGGACGGCGACAGCTATAGGAATGCCGTAAGTGGACCAAGCCGACTCTTTGGCTAGGGGACGTAAATCGAACGTGATCACTCCACCGCACTGGGCTTGCTTGTAATGAAAGGGTCGTTCGAGTTGCACATGTTTATTGTGACGATGCGTCGCGATTTTAAAGTAGCCATCGTTCGGTCCCCATTGCGGGCCCCAAGTGTTGCGACAAATCCAGTAGGGAACCGATTCGTAGGTGAAAGAACTGGTTTGCACGTCGGCGGCGACACCCCAACCGACGATGACGACCGTGATGGCGCCGACGAGAGACGCGGGAGACGCGAATTTGGTGTGCGGATGATGAGTGACGACACGATCGAGATAGATGCCGTGTTCACCGAAATGACCCGACAAGAAATTGGAGTAGACCAACATACCGGCTATGACGGGTCCTTGAGTGACGATCGCTTGTTTGATGGCGTCAATGTCCGTCAGCCAGCGCACATTGTCGACGGTGGCTTGAATTTTAGAGAGACACGAGCAACGCGGCGTGGTCGACGACGACAATTGACTGACAAGTTGCGCGGCATTACCTTCGGCCGAGTGACATTTCATGCAAGGTGTGTAGTCGAACGCGGGTTCGCCGTGAACGATGCGTCGATCTTGCAGAGTCGAGACGACGGTGACGGCGAAATTGTTGGCACACGTTCCCTGATGACGGGCGACGGGAAGAGACACGTGATGACGCCAATCGAATTCGACGGGAAAGACATTTTGATGAGCAGCAGCAGCGACCGTGGCGGCAATGTACTTGTTGAATTGCAAATCGGTTTTGTAGAGACTGAAAATGGGACAATCTTCGCCGCCGTGGTCGTTGTCGCTGCGATGTTGCCGCACGATTTTATCGACGGCCGTGTGTTTGACGGGTTGCGCTGCAGGATGAGCGGGATGCAGAGGAACTACTTCTTTCGCCATGATGGAATGCGATTGTCTGGCCGGTGAGTGGGCGAGAACATCGGAAAACTGGGGCATTTGCGTCAACGGTTGACCGTGAGCGTGCGGGTAGTCACGAGGTGGTTTTTCTTTTTCGTAATGAGAGGTTTTATCCATACTTTTATTGTTCAGAGGTTGATTTCCCTGAAGCTGAGAATACGTCAGATAATTGTTCATAATTTATTCTACATTTACCTGAAATAAAAAAAGGTAAATCAGTCTCGACATTGAAACGATGCCCAGCGCATGGAACTAAAAAGAAACCCATTGTGGGTTATTTAAGCTGTGTTGCTGACAATGCCAAGTAGTCGTGGAATTGAAACGGTGACGAACGCTCGTGTTTTGAAAGTTGCATCAAACGTTCACCATGTCGGAAAATTTAGTCAGTACCATTTTAGAACTACTCAATGACTTGGTTAAAGCACAACAAAATACAGTGGACGCATTTATAGATAGAATATCTGTCAGGTATTCTCTGAACGAATTGGAACTGCGAACGTTGTGGAATGGCAGTGACCCTGATACTGTAGCGACTTTAGTCAACGACGACAACAAGTGCACTCACACGTTCACCAAAGGTCAACGTATCGGGCAACAGTGCGGTCAAAAGAATTCCGGAAACACGACGAAATGCAGCAAACACCAAAAGAAATTGAAAGAGCAACGATCGACGACCGCCGCCTCGACCACCATCACGACGTCGTCGACAACCGTGACCGACGACGGCATGCGAGACATTCCTCTGATGTTTAGTAAAATCACTAGCGTTTTGGCTTCGGATACGGAAGACTCTTCGGATTAAATTTCAAAAACACATTATATATTTTTGAAATTTTTTAATAACGACGACCCCAAGAAGCGCCCACGACTACTGGAGCTGGATTTGGAGCTGGAGCTGGAGCTGGAGCTGGATTTGGATTTGGCGGAGGTGCTGGATTTGGATTTGGCGGAGGTGCTGGATTTGGATTTGGCGGAGGTGCTGGAGCTCTCGAATTTCGTTCTTGTACAATGAGATCAATGTCAAAGACTTTTTGATTAAACGGTTTAAATTCTGAATTGATGACGGCCTTCACGTCGACGCTCATAACATCTTTAGTCAATAGATAGTTTGGTGGAATGGCCGGAGTCGTTCCCTCGGGCATGTACAATGGCATACGCATGGGATCGAGTCGCATGAGGGCCGTTTGACTGTAGGCATTTTCGACGAGATGCAACAGTTCATAGCCGACGATGGCGTCTCCGTCCAATTCCATTTGAGCTTCGCGCAAAAATTGCAACGTATTGTAGCCGCGATTGCGAGCCAATTGAGCCAGAAATTTATCGCCCGTGTCGCCGCAACCGTAGTAGACCAACGTCTTTTTAGTGACACCGTTGACGGCTCGAGTGTCGTACCTCAGAGATTTACCGGCGGCCATTTCGCCGACGAGTCGATCGAGAGCTTTGGCTTTGTAGCGAATAGTGTTGGCAAAATAGTTGAAGATTTTATCGCAACCGGGATTGTTGCTGGTCGCTCGTTTGTTGACGGCGCACACGCTGACAAAAGCATCGGCTGTAAATTCAGCCGATTCCGAATCGCGACGCAAAAACGACTGGAAATCACGACCGCCGTACAAAACGATTTGGTCGTTGGCGGCACCCAACAGTTTCATGGCGTGCACTTTGTTGTAGGCCACCAAGGTTTTACCCAACGGCAAGTAGAGTCCCGAACCGCGAACGGGATAGTAATAGGTGCCGACAAAAAGAGTCGGGTCGGCGAAAAACGAGTACATGGGTCCGAAACGAATGACTTCCAAATAGGGTCCAACTTGACCCAAAACATTGGCGTCTTGATCGAGAGTCACGCCGTTGGGTACGCGGAAAAACTGATTCGTCACATCGCGACGAGGTGTAATGGGCGTGGCTGGTTGAATTTCCGGAGGCATTTTGTAGTAGATTTCCAATTTTTGGTAGCGACCGACGAGATCGGCTTCGCTCATCGACGACCACGATGTCGCCGGTGAATTGGGATAGACGAGTTTAAAGTATTCGACCAATCGATCTTTTTCCGTAGCCGGTTTCAAAGCGCCCGAAGCGATAGCCGCTTTGACTTGATCCAATTCATTGAAAATGGGCGATTCGGGCTGTCCAAAACGGACGATATTGTTGCACGTCAACAAAACCGAATCGCCGACCCAGTTCAAGACACCGCCTTTCGTCTGACATTCCTCTTTGGATTTAAACATGATTTCTTGCGACGTGGGGAACGCGCCGTTCGGGGTCGGACCCGGTTTCGGAGGAGTGGTACCCCCGCCACCACCACCACCACCACCGGGAGTAGGACTTCCGCCGCCACCACCACCACCACCTGGAGACGGACTACTGCCGCCATCTCTACCAAAAGGGATCGTCATCCACATGAGCCAAGGAGTCACAATCATAATTATTATTATGGCGATGATTTGACTTCTTTCTAACATTTATTATTTAAAAAATCAAAGGATGGTATCGTTTTAAAATAGGATTGTATAACGGCGTCGGGGACAATGCCTGATTCTTGACATTTGGCGTCGTAAACTTGTTGGTAGCAAGCGAGAATTTCAGGCGTTTCCAACTCGATAATTTCACCATGAGTTTTAATCATGATCGTTTTAAATTTTTCGATTTGCTCCAAGTGTTGAGTGTACAGAGCGGCGATGGTGGCCATTTTGTTGCGTTTGACAATGTACGTTTCAACGGGATCTTTGGCTTTGGTTTCGTCAACGTCGTCCAGTAGCGCTTTGGTTCGATCTTGAAGTTCTCGAGTCGTGTCCTGTTCGCTGGCCTCGGCGCGTTTTCGCATCTCTTTTTCGGCCTGTTGATAGTCGTCATCGAGAACAACCTTATCGACGACTTTACCCATGATGGCTTCACAGATGGGGAAAGGACGACCGACGACGACGGTGTGAATCTTGTTGCAACTGTCTGTTTTTCTGATGATTTTTCTGGCAGCCGTAGCCGCTTCTTCTTCGGTGGCGTAGACGCCTCTAATTTTGGCGAAAGCCAACACGTTGTACTTGTTGATGCCGCCGGGAGCGGCTGGGAAAAAACTAAAAAGAGCATACTTTTGACCTTCGATGGGTGGATCTTGAACGGCGCGTTCCACCTGCGGGTAGTCGACAATGTGCAATGCGGCGCAAGCGGCTCGCGTTTCTTCCAACGTCAAAGGCGGCACAAACGGGTCCGGTTGCCATCTTTCTTTTTTCAATCTTAGACTCATTATAATAATATAATAATTTCTTAGTACAAGCTCACTTTTTAAACTCTCAATTTACAAAACAGGGAAACCCATTGTACCGCCGGCAATGCGGATAATATTGTTGACGATGACGGTGACTATAAATTCGAACGTCTGACCGAAATTGGTGCCCGACAAGACGGGGCCTGTGCCGTTACTGGCTATGATGGCGTCATCGCTAGCAGCTGGCACCAAGCTGACGTTGGACAATTTACCGTAATTGGTACTGCCCATGGGATCGAGATCGTTGAATTTCAACGAATACGAATACAAATGGTAGCCAGTGTCGGTGGGACAAGCTGGAGCGTGATAGTAGGGATTGACTAGACTGAAATAATCGCTACCCATGTTGGAAAAACGATTGGAATTCTCGTAGATGAGCGTCGTGTGCTTGATGGGATCGCGAGCGTAGCGGCTTTCGTAATCGATAGCTGTAGTAGTTGGAGTGACGACGGGAGAGGCAGTCGTGTAATTGGACCACTGATTGGCAAATGTGGAATTGCGAACCTGGAAAAAGAGGGCTTTGACGGCGTGATTGAAACGAACGTCGTAGCTAGGAACTGGATTGGCTTTGGGATTGAACGATTGACGAGGAGCGATTTGAACTTGTTCAATCAAAATGGTACGTTGAGATTTACCCATCAGAATACGTTCCTTGTTGCTGACGATGGCGTAGTTGGCCCATACTTGAACGCTTTCCAAGACGGGAGCGGCATCGATATCGACACCGACAACAGGCACGTTGACTTGAGCTCCGGCGGCGGCTGCATTGTCCAAAATGAGCAATTCTTTCCAGTCGCGGAACTGGAAATTAATGTGCATCTCGTTGTAAGGGATGGCAGCGGTGGGTAGAGAGACGCCAACATCGCGAGTGAAAAAGAAGGGTAAAACGAGATTGAGCGTTTGACTAGGAATAGTGTCTCCTGGACCGTGAGGATCGATCATGTCGCCAATGTTGCCAATCATTTGATCGTAAGCGGCGCGTTTACTAGCTTCGACAGTGAACTGAGAATAGGCATCCAAATGATAATTGTGGATGGTGTGAGCAAACAAATCGTTGAAAGAAATGCTCGTCTCTCGAATGAGATTGTGCATGAAATTTTTGGTCCAACGAAGGCGACCGTTGGCGGCAAAGCTATTGGTAATTTTGAGAGTGACGGCGGGAACGACGACGCGAAGCCACACGTGAATGAGGTAGTCACCGGCGCGACTGACGCTGACACTCCACTCTTGCCCGAAACCGGCATTGCCGTTGTTGCGCGACAACAATACGGGAATCTGAGTGAACCAAGTCGATTTCAAGGTGGAGCGGACAAAGTAAACGATGGCATCGGGTCCCGAGTACATGTACTTTTCGATCTCATCCAATGTTGCAATATCAATAAATCCTGAAGTGATATTCGATTGCGCCATTTTTTGATAATATATTTATTATAACGCCAGAATAGATTTTTGTTGATTAAAAATTCCTAGTTTAGATGTAAAGATGGATAATATCTTGGAATTTCACAAACAAATAGAAACACATTTTAAGGAGGAAATTAGTCAGCTAGAAGGGTTGACGACTCGCGAACAACAAGTGTGCGACTACCTGTCGCAACCGTGGCTCTCGGAACGCGTTCGCAGTCACTTGATTGACGATCTGGACGAGATTCGTACCACCATTAAAAATATTAATTTTATTCGTTTCTATTTCGTAGAAATTCGTTCGATTCTCAAAGAGTACGTGCAGCTGATGCAAATGCCGACGGTGAACACGTTCTTCCAGAAAGAGGACGGCACCAAGCAGCAGCATCACGCGCGTAAAACGTACGTGGTGAAAAATTTTTGGGAAATTTTTGATTGCTACAAAAAGTACTACTACAACGTCAAAGTGGTCGATCAGCAAAAAGACGATCCGAACACGTGCCAGTATTGCGGTTCGACTCTCGGCTACTTTTTCGACGAAACAGTCAACATTTGCTACACGTGCAAATCGGAGAAAGTCTACTTTATACAGTCGAGCAATACGGACACGACGCGCGTCAATCCCAAATACATTTACGATCGAAACCAACATTTTCGCGACTGCATGATACGTTTTCAGGGTAAACAAAAGAACACTATACCTCCAACTATTTTAGAAAATATTAGTAACCATTTGAGCGACTATCGGTTGACGACCATCAGTCTCAGTCACGTGTGTATGATTATGAAAAATTTAGGCTACAGTAAGTACTATGACGACTACGTGTTGATTCACCATTTGATTACGGGTCAACCTCCGTGCGACATTTCCTTCATTGAAGAGCAGCTCTTGCAAGAATTTGACATCATCAATATGGAGTTGAAGAATTTCAAGGAATTGAATAAGAAAAATTTTAATACACAATACATCTTATTTTTACTACTAAAGCATCACAATATCAACGTTCACGCTGATCATTTCATGTTGATAAAATCCAATGAAAGAAAACTATTGACAGATAAAATTTGCAAAACTATCTTTAAATCGCTAGGTTGGAAGTTTAACAGTATCCTCTGAACACACTGCACACAATGTTGTTTCGCTTCTTCAAGAAACCCTTCTCATTGACTGCCGCTACGGTACCGACCATTCACGGTTTGTACGGCGTGACCAAGAAACGTGATGGAGAACTGGTGGCCATCAACGGAGACGGATACGCGTACGACATCAACGAAAAGAGAGTGTGCCAAGTGCCGACGTTTCCTCACATGGAATTCGTGGCCTACGGCGAATACATCAAAGGCGACGAAAACAAAGACGACGTTATTTATCTGTTTGAGACCAACAGTTTTCGAGTGGATTACACGAAACGACACGATTCCCTGAAAAAATTGGTCGACAACAAGATCCTATTTCTCAACAATTGCGTCTTTACGTCGTACCCGTTCAATTACATTCGAGATCATTACGATAGCGTCGATGAGGGCTTCATTTTAACGCGAGTTCACGGCAAAAGTCCCGTGTACAAATACAAAAAGTCCAACGACACGGTCGATTTCTACATCAAAGACGGCAAATGTTGGTGCCTCATTGCTCGAGCGCAGTACGACGAATTGAACGACACGCCTCCCGATACAGACGCCAATTATTTTCTGGTCGAATTCACACCGTGCAGCGAGTATCGTGGCGAGGAAACGGATTGCGTCGTCGAGTGCCACTGGAAGGAAGATGCCAATCAAGACGCGGCGTCAACCGATAAAGTCGGAGCGTGGTACGGTTACCGCGTGCGCCAGGACAAGACGGATCAATTCAAAGCCACCGGATGCGGACCGAACAATTGGAAAACGTGCATGGATCACTATGAAAATTTCTTGAATCCATTGACATTAGAAAAAATATTTTCCTTGTTGTAAAAGAAGCATAATAAATGGGAAATGCTAAATCGACTAACGTAGCTAAAGCAGTCGTAGATATCTATTCGAAAATAGCCGCTGAAACGGTACAGACGAGCACCATTAGTACGAGTAACACGCAAATCATCAGCGTCGACGGTAGCGGTGGCGATGTCAACATTAGCGGCAACACCATCACGCAAACGGCCAAAGTCAACATGACGGTATTGATGGACAGCATCAGTAATGTCGATTCGCAAAAAAGAATCGGCGTGCAACTCGATCAATTGGCGAAATCGTTGGTGAGCGGATTGAATTTTTTTACTTTTGACGATGCCAAGAATACGGCAGAATCTATCGTGAAAAGCCAAACGACCATCAACAACGCTATCCGTCAATCGTGCGTGTTGAACGCCAACAACGTGCAAAGCATCACCATCAAGAACGTCAAAGGTAGCGTCAACATTACCAACAACGTTCTGAGTCAGATGAGCGAAATATTCGACAAGTGCGCGCTGAAAAGCGTGCTCGGCGTGAAAGCCATCGACGACGTGCAACAACGATTGAATCAGGAAGCCGAATCGAAATTGGAAGGTTTCAATTTGGCCTGGTTAGCGGCGGCCGTTTTGGCTTTCGTGCTCGTGCCCGTGCTGGTCGCGGCGCGAGTCACGTCCAACGCTTTGCGTTTCGTTTTTCCTCTCATGATCGCCATCGGAGGCGTGTTTTTTGCCTTGTACTTTACCCTAGGAAAAACGTACATGAAATCGTCCAATTACACGCGACCGTTCAGAGACACCTGTACCGGTAATGTGGACGGTAGCGTTCCAAGGACGACTATCGTTCGGCAAGCCATGGATGCGTGCCTGAAATCGTCATCGTGTCGCGTCGTCGACGCTCGTCTGACGGAAACGGGTGGCACCGTCGCCAAACAAGTGCCCGAAATCACTTTCTACAAGAGCGGCGACGGATGTAAATTTCAGTTTTACCCGCAAGGAGTCGTTCAATTGGCCGCCGTTGACGTTACCGCTGTTAAAACTACCGATAGATACCAATGGTTGCTCTACGTAGGAATCACTATGATTATCGGCGGATTACTGGGAACAATCATTCAACGAGTCAGAAATAATGGCAGTAGCAGTAGTAGTACAAGTTTGACCACGAGTGAATTGACGTCGTTTCCTTCGATAGAATAAAGATTCGAATCTCTCAGAAAGTGATTTGAATCTAAGCGCCACCTAAATAGTAGGCTTGAAACATGTTGCAATTTTCCAAAACGTCGAAATCCTGCGGCAACGAATTGGTCATAAAATACGCCGACACGTAATCGGTGGATCCATTCAAAACAAAAATAGCGTCGACTTTAGCCGTAAATGTTGTCAAATTACTTTGCGTGGAATTATTCCACGAATTGACGTCTTGCCACAAGGGATTCATGGCCGCATTTTGAGCCAAACAAAAATGAATACGATTACCGCCCAATGTTCGAGGAGCCCAAGCAGTCGCGCGAATCGACCACACGCCGGCTTTTTTAGGTTGAAATTTTCCACTAGCATACCAGCCGCCGGTAGTGTCGTAACGTTTGGTAAAGTACGACGCCAAAGTCCACGTATTGGCTACAGCATTAAAATAAGCAAACACGTTGGTGTACTGGAGATACAACAAACTGGTTGAAGTCGCGCTTTGATTGGAAGTCGAACAGCACGTTTCAAGCTGAGCGGAAGTGAAACCGGCACCCACTAAATTACCATTAGCATCCAACATCAACAACGTATTAGCCGGAGCCGTCGATTTCTTTTGAAAAGTCGAATCTATTTTACTAGATGACCACAATGAAGTGGTAGACGGAGCACCCAATAAGCCGGAATCTTTAATATCGGATTTCAAGAGGACGTTGTTGGTGGCGGCGAGAGCATTGGAAGCTTGCGTGCAGCACGCGTTGATAAATGTGGGAGTCAAGCCGCTGTCGACTAAATTACCGCTAGCATCGGGCATCAGCAGAGCGTTAGCCGGCGCCGTCGTCTTTTTCTGATAGGTCGCATCGATTTTGCTGGACGAATACAATTTCGTGGCAGAAGTGGACGTGTCGACGATATCCGTTTTCAACAACGAATTATTGCTAGCAGCGAGAGCGTTGGAAGCTTGCGTGCAGCACGCGTTGATAAACGTGGGAGTCAAACCGCTGTCGACTAAATTACCGCTAGCATCGGGCATCAGCAGAGCTTTGGCCGGAGCCGTCGTCTTTTTCTGGAAAGTGGCATCGATCTTGCTGGACGAATACAATTTCGTGGCTGACGTGGACGTGTCGACGATATCCGTTTTCAACAAAGAGTTGGTGGCGGCATTGGCGGCCTGAGCGCAACACGCCTCTATAGATGTTTTCGTCAAACCACTATCTACTAGATTACCGCTAGCGTCTGGCGTTAGAATAGCATTAGCGGGAGCCGTAGTTTTCTTTTGATACGTGGCATCTATTTTGCTAGACGAATACAGTTTCGTAGCGGATGTGGACGTGTCGACAATATCGGTTTTTAGTAAAGAGTTATTGCTTGTAGCTAGAGCGTTGGAAGCTTGCGTGCAACACGCGTTGATGAACGTCGGTGTCAAGCCGCTGTCCACTAGGTTGCCGTTGGCGTCAGGCATGAGCAAAGCATTGGCTGGCGCGGTGGTTTTCTTTTGATAGGTGGCATCGATTTTGCTCGACGAATAGAGTTTGGTAGCCGATGTCGAAGTGTCGACGATATCGGTTTTCAATAGGGAATTGGTAGCGGCATTAGCGGCTTGCGTGCAGCACGCTTCGATAGATGTTTTCGTCAAGCCACTGTCGACTAAATTTCCGCTAGCGTCCGGCATGAGAATAGAATTAGCAGGAGCTGTCGTTTTCTTTTGATAGGTGGCATCGATTTTGGTTGAACTGTACAATTTAGTAGCCGATGTCGAAGTGTCGACGATATCCGTTTTCACTAGAGCGTTTGTGCTGGCCGTCAACGCGTTGGAAGCTTGTGTGCAACACGCGTTGATGAACGTCGGTGTTAAGCCGCTGTCCACTAGGTTGCCGCTAGCGTCAGGCATGAGCAAAGCATTGGCTGGCGCGGTAGTTTTCTTTTGATAGGTGGCATCGATTTTGCTCGACGAATAGAGTTTCGTCGCTGATGTGGACGTGTCGACAATATCGGTTTTCAATAGGGAATTGGTGGCGGCACTGACAGCTTGCGTGCAGCACGCTTGGATGGCTGTGGGTGTCAGTCCGCTGTCGACTAAATTACCGCTAGCGTCGGGCATCAGCAAAGCATTGACCGGTGCTGTCGTTTTCTTTTGATACGTGGCATCGATTTTGGATGAACTGTACAATTTAGTAGCCGAAATGGACGTGTCGACAATATCGGTTTTCAATAAGGAATTGGTGGCAGCACTGGCAGCTTGCGTGCAACACGCTTGAATACCGGCTGGTGTCAATCCGCTGTCCACTAGGTTGCCGCTGGCATCGGGAACCAAGATTGCGTTGGCCGGCGCTGTCGTCTTTTTTTGAAAGGTGGCATCGATTTTGGAAGAACTATAAAGTTTGCTAGTGGACGTTGTCGTGTCGACGATATCACTTTTTAATAAGGCATTGGCTACAGCTGTAGTGGCGTTGCTGGTTTGTTGGCAGCAGGCGCTAATGAATGCCGGCGTGATGCCGCTGTCGACTAAATTACCATTGGCATCGGGCATGAGCAAAGCATTAGCCGGAGCTGTCGTTTTCTTTTGATACGTGGCATCGATTTTGCTTGACGAATAGAGTTTCGTCGTGGAAGTGGACGTGTCGATGATATCTGTTTTCAAAAGCGAATTAGCGGCAGCACTGGCAGCTTGCGTGCAACACGCTTGAATACCGGCTGGTGTCAGCCCGCTGTCCACTAGATTGCCGCTGGCGTCAGGCATCAAAAGCGAGTTGGCTGGCGCGGTCGTCTTTTTGGCATAAGTAGCATCGATTTTACTCGACGAATAAAGTTTGGTAGTCGATGTGGACGTATCGACAATGTCGGTTTTCAATAAGGAATTGGTAGAGGCACTGACTGCCTGCGTGCAACAAGCTTGGATGGCTGTCGGTGTCAGTCCACTGTCCACTAGGTTACCGTTGGCGTCGGGCATGAGCAGCGAGTTGGCTGGCGCTGTCGTCTTTTTGGTATACGTCGCATCGATTTTAGCCGAACTGTAGAGTTTGTCAGTGGCCGTGGACGTGTCGACAATATCGGTTTTAAGTAGGGAATTGGTGGCGGCACTGACAGCTTGCGTGCAGCACGCTTGGATGGCTGTCGGTGTCAGTCCACTGTCGACTAGGTTGCCGTTGGCATCGGGAACCAAGATTGCGTTGGCTGGCGCCGTGGTTTTCTTTTGATACGTGGCATCGATTTTAGAAGAACTATAAAGTTTGGTAGCCGAAGTGGACGTGTCGACGATATCACTTTTCAATAAAGCGTTGGCCACAGCGGTAGTAGCGTTGGTGGTTTGTTGGCAGCAGGCGCTAATGAAAGCCGGAGTGATGCCGCTGTCGACCAAGTTACCGTTAGAGTCGGGCATGAGTAACGTATTGGCCGGCGCCGTGGTTTTCTTTTGATACGTCGCATCGATTTTGGATGAACTGTAGAGTTTATCGGTAGATGTCGACGTGTCAATAATATCGGTTTTCAATAAGGAATTGGTGGCGGCATTGACAGCTTGCGTGCAACACGCTTGAATACCGGCTGGTGTCAATCCGCTGTCCACTAGGTTGCCGCTGGCGTCAGGCATCAAAAGCGAGTTGGCCGGCGCTGTCGTTTTTTTGCTATACGTAGCATCGATTTTGGACGAACTGTAAAGTTTGTCAGTAGATGTCGATGTATCAACAATATCGGTTTTCAGTAAGGAATTGGTGGCGGCACCGACAGCTTGCGTGCAGCACGCTTGGATGGCTGTAGGAGTGAGGCCACTGTCGACTAAATTTCCATTGACGTCGGGCATGAGCAACGAATTGGCTGGAGCGGTCGTTTTCTTTTGATAGGTGGCATCGATTTTACTTGACGAATAGAGTTTAGTAGCCGAAGTGGAAGTGTCGACGATATCGCTTTTCATCAAAGCATTGGAAACGCCAATTTTAGCGTCAGCCGTTTCTTGGCAACAAGCACTGATGAAAGCCGGCGTAATGCCGCTGTCGACCAGATTACCATTGGCATCTGGCATGAGTAACACATTGGCTGGCGCCGTCGTCTTTTTGGTAAACGTAGCATCTATTTTAGAAGAACTGTAGAGTTTATCGGTAGATGTCGACGTGTCGACAATATCGGTTTTCAATAAGGAATTGGTAGCAGCATTAACAGCTTGCGTGCAGCACGCTTGGATGGCGGTAGGAGTTAGGCCACTGTCCACTAGATTGCCGTTGGCATCGGGCATGAGAAGCGAATTGGCTGGTGCTGTCGTTTTCTTTTGATACGTCATGTCGATTTTGGAAGAACTGTAAAGTTTATCGGTAGATGTCGATGTGTCGACAATATCTGTTTTCAATAAGGAATTGGTAGCAGCGCCAACGGCTTGCGTGCAACACGCTTGTATGGCACTAGGCGTCAGTCCACTGTCCACCAAATTACCGTTGGCGTCGGGCATGAGTAAAGCATTGGCTGGAGCGGTGGTTTTCTTTTGATACGTCATGTCAATTTTCGAAGAACTATAAAGTTTATCGGTAGCCGTAGACGTGTCGACGATATCGACAATTTTCAACGATTCATTGGCGGCTGTTATAGCGGCCGTGCAACACGTGGTAATAGCCAAAGGCGTGAGACCGCTGTCGACCAGATTACCGTTGGCGTCGGGCATGAGTAGCGAGTTGGCTGGCGCTGTCGTCTTTTTGGTATACGTGGCATCGATTTTGCTGGACGAATACAATTTGTCGGTGGCCGTGGACGTGTCGACGATATCTGATTTCATGAGTCCATTGGCTGAACCGGTAGCGGCTTGAGCGCAACAATTTTGAAGAAATTGTGGAGTGAACCCGCTGTCGACGAGATCGCCTTTAGCGTCGACGACGACGATAGCATTGGCAGGAGCGATAGCTTTCTTCTGGAACGTGTCGTCAATTTTCAGAGACGAATACAATTTAGTCGCCGAGAGGGACGTGTCGACGATATCTGATTTGAGTAGCGAGTCAGAAGCGGCGTTGGCAGCTTGCGTGCAACACGCTTGAATAGCCGCCGGCGTCAATCCACTGTCAACCAGATTGCCGTTGGCATCGGGCATGAGGAGAGCGTTAGCCGGAGCCGTGGTTTTCTTTTGAAACGTGGCGTCTATCTTGGGAGCGCTGTACAACGCGTTGCCACCGCCGTCAATAATATTGCTCGGCGACAAAGCGTTGCGAGCCGTTTCGCAGCACGCATTGACGATAGTGGGCGTCAGTCCGCTGTCGACTAAATTTCCGTAGTCGTCCATCATGAGTAAATGTTGAGAACCGGCGACAGCTCGTCGTTGGTAATTGGTATCAATATAATTGGAACTGAACGTGGTAGTGTAGTCGACGATCGTGTCCTTGATTTTATCGCAACACGAAGGCAAACTGTAGGGTGTGGTAACGATATCGCCGTTGGTATCGGTCGATAAAATACTATTGGCCGGCAATGTCACCATTTCCAGTGCGCCAGTATAGGCGTTGTACGTGACTGGTCGTTGGGTGACACTTGTTTCCGGTTTTTTAACGTACGTGGCATCCGTTTTCAAACTGCTGTAAAGACCATCGGATTTAGGCTGAACGTCGTCGATTAACGCTTTAATACTTTCGCAACACGACGTGATGAAAGGAATACCGATTTGTGAACTGGAAACGTTGCCGACGGCATCGGCGACTAAAATGGCGCCCGGTTCCAATTTAGTTCGTCGCAGAAAATTCTTGTCGGTAAAACTACTGCTGAACGTGTTGGTCAAACTAGCCGTCGTGTCATTGATGATTTTTTGAGGGCAACATTCGGCGAGTTCTTTGGTTTTCACCGACGACGAAATGAGAGCACCAGTCACGGGATCGGTGACGACGACCCGATCGGGAACTAAACTCAACATTTGACCTTCGGGACCAGTCTTTTTAAAGTAGGCGCTAGTGTAAATAGCCCCAGATAATACCAACATAACCAAAGCCACAAAGAGAGCTAATTTAGCCGTTTCATTCATTTATTGATATATACAATTAATTTAATGGTAATGAGACAATCCGACTAAAACAGTTTCATAGAAATAATTTTTTTATGAAACTCTATTCATTATTAATCGAAATATAAAATAGAGGTTTTTTCGTGGTCATGTGTCCGTAAATAGGATCTCCTTGATAGTGAAAACCGCACGCATTGGAAGCATCGATAAGATAGTTGAGGTGATGAAGTTGGATAATTTTCTCGACGTATTTACACTTGTCCGATTTGAAACTGAAAATACAAAAGTAATCATCAGAAAGACCAAACATGAGCGGAGGCAAATGTTCGCAAGCGTACAGTGTACCTTTGATGAAGAGAAATTTACCTGCGTAAAACGAGTTTGAAAAGTCTTCCGTACGCCGATTGACGTGAAACGTGACGCGAGCACCGTGATGCGTCAAATAAGCATTACGAATATTGTAGGGTACATCTTTTCTGAAGATGGAAATGGCGTTGTAAGGCGAACGGTCGCTAGAGATTTTATCGACCCAACAATTGATGGGAAATTTGTAAACGTGACCATAAGTGTTTTCTATGACGGTAAAAGTGGATTCAAACCAGCGAATATCCGGTATGGATGTTTTTATAAAATTTTGATAGTTTTTATAGACGTGCAATTTGTTGACGTTCAAAACGAGTTTGGCATTTTCCTTGACAACGGTCGTGTTTTTGAAAGGCGTCGATATTTGAAGATCGCTTTCCTTGTCGTAAATGACACTGCCGTACAAATGACAATAGCGTTCGAGCCCGACAATGAGATCGCTGGGTTTACGTATGGCCGCGCAGACGACACCGACGTCGTGTTGCGGCAAAATGAAACGATCGCGTTGGAGAGCGGGTTGAGTCAAATCGACCACCTGGTCGTACATGCAATCGCAAAATTGTTGAATGGCTTTTAAAATGGGATGCTGAGGTGCTTGACGAGCGATAATCTGATAGAGATGTAAACAGAAATATTGTATTTCTACAGTGAGCAGTTTAGAGCGAGTGTCTCTAGTTGTCTTGAAGAGTTCCGATATGGCTGGTGTTCGACTGAAATTGTGCGGCGCACACTGGAAATCGCCTCTCAAATGAGGATCGATACTGTGTCGCAAATCCATGGTGCAAAATCCAAAGTCGATCAACCTCGCTTCATATGCCATGTGAGGCAGATAAATGCCTCGTTTTTTATTGGCGTCGGCCAAAAGAAATGACGACGTCGATTTGGCCACCATCACGTTACGTAAATGAACATCAAAGTGTACCATTCCCAAATATTGCTTGATAATGTAAAAAGAATAGGTTAACTGGAAAAGAAATTGAATGACGTAGTCGACGGTGAGATGCGGTAAAAAAGTCATGACTTCATACGAGTAGCGTTCTATGAAGAGAACGTAATCTTTGTCGACAATGTTGGCACTGATGTAGTTGCAGAGAAAAGGACAGACTTTCATTTTGTTCAAATAGGAAATGAATGGGCAAAAATAAATTTCAGCCAAATCAAAGTCGAGCAACCAAACGCCTTCAAACAAAAGAGCCGATTGTTTGAAACCGTTATTGTTCATTTTGACGATGACATCAGCTTGTTTGCGGTCTACCACCTTGTGACCGTTGATTTCTAATTCGTAAATGGCTCCAAAGCCTCCCTTGGTGAGAGGAACTAGGCGATAGAGACCGCGTTTCCAAAAGTACTCAAAATCTTTATTAGTTAGACTGTTAATGGCTGTAGCGACATTATTAAAAAAAGAAGCAAACATTTTATCGAGAGAAAAGCAGTAAATAGTATTCATGATGCAACTCGTTTATTGAGAAAAAAAATTTTCATTCATCGTTCAAAAAAACCGTAACAAAAGCGGTAATATTGGTATTGCAGCGAGGGCAGATGCCGTACTGACAAGCGCAGGTGGCGCAGAGAAACGAACATCCGCACGGTAGGAGAACGGTGTCTGCAGTGTTGGGACATTCGTCGCAAAGAGTGGCGTCATTCACCGAGATTCGCGTACGTTGGTCGTGCAGAGGACAAAAAAGGGCGTGTTCATCGATAGAGTTGCAGACAAAGCAAACGTTTTCGTTGCACGAAGCGTGACGAAAAAAGCCTTTAGAAGCTAAATGCAAATAATTGGGATCTCTGTTATAAGAGATGAAGCGCAATTCAAATTTGGCCCACGCCGGATGATTCATCTGCATCGGATAGGCTAAAAAGTTAAAATTTTAAAATAATCAGCAGGTTGGCGACAGAGCGGACAGTGGTCGACATTTAGAGCACAATTGGGACAACAAACGACATGTTTGCAGGGAAAAAGAATGGTGGCGGCTTCGAAACAAACGACGCACGTCGAGCGAGACTTTTTACCTGGCACGTGTTGGTAAAAAATACAACTCGACGAATGAGAGTCAACGTTGCCACAGTAAATACATAATTTCTGGATCCAAATGTCTTTCACGGTGGCTTGCAACATGGCACCGAATGATTCCATCATAAACATTTCACCTACAATCTGCGTCGAAATTCCCGTCATGCCGCAGTTGCAGACTTTAAAAAAGATGGGCGTCGATTTATAGGGAAATATATAGAGACATTGCAATTGGGATTTGAGACATTTCAAGCAATTAAAAACTACGTAAGCAGAATGTGATTGATAGAAGCCACACGAGGCGGCGGACGAGTCGATGGTTTTCGCTCGATTGTCCACCGACATGAAATACTTGAAAAAAGGGGAACGAAATCGCGAAAACCCTACACACACACACATACACACAGATACACACAGATAAGTAAAAGTTCAACATAGCAGCAAAACAACAGTAAACTCACCCAAAGAATTTAAATAAGGACAGCAATCGCAAGATGTCAACGATGAAAACGTCGTCGTCGACATCATGGCTCCAGCCGAAAAAGGAGCTAAAGCAGTCGAAGCCATAAAAGCAGCTGGCGGAGTAGAAATGACTGGAGCAGGCATGGTTATGAGTATGGTAGCGAAAATGCGGACCATTTTATACGCAGTTGTGGATCGAAATCGTCATGACAATGCAAAAACCCAACAAAAATTGTCATGACAACGGGAAATAGCCACAGAAATTGTCATGACTACGGAAAATAGCCACAGAAATTGTCATGACTACGGAAAATAGCTACAGAAATTGTCATCACTACGGAAAATAGCCACAGAAATTGTCATGACAACAACGATAACGCGTAGCAAACGGCGAGGAAAACGTTGGAAACTTGAAGCAAAACGTTTACACTTTTTTGCTAAGGAAATGTTGCAAAACGTTTACACTTTTTGCTCTGGAAATGTTGCAAAACTTTACACTTTTTGCTCTGGAAATGTTGCAAAACTTTACACTTTTTGCTCTGGAAATGTTGCAAAACTTTACACTTTTTTGCACTTTTTTTTGCTCTGGAAATATTGCAAAACGTTTACACTTTTTGCTCTGGAAATGTTGCAAATCGTTTACACTTTTTGCTCTGGAAATGTTGCAAAACGTTTACACTTTTTTGCACTTTTTTCTCTGGAAATGTTGCAAAACGTTTACACTTTTTTGCTCTGGAAATGTTGCAAAACGTTTACACTTTTTGCTCTGAAATCCGGTGTGTCACACAAAGAAACAATGTTTTCACAAACTTTAGGAAATCCAGTGTGTCACACAAAGAAACAATGTTTTCACAAACTTTAGGAAATCCGGTGTGTCACACAAAGAAACAATGTTTTCACAAACTTTAGGAAATCCGGTACGTCAAACACACAAAACAGTGTTTTCCCAAAACTTTTCCTGTTTGTCACGTGATTTGTCAGGGAATACTCGAGCAAAATACGAAAAGCCGCACGGAAGTTGGAACAAGTGATTTTTTCCGTGGAATCCAAGAAAAACTTGTTCCCAAAACTTTTTCTGTTTGTCAAGGAATACTCAAGCAAAATACGAAAAGCCGCACTGACGTTGGAACAAGTGAATTTTTCCCAAAAATCCAAGAAAAACTTGTTCCCAAAACTTTTTCTGTTTGTCACGTGACCGTCAGGGAATACTCAAGCAAAATACGAAAAGCCGCTTTTACGTTGGAACAAGTGATTTTTTCCCTGAAATCCAAGAAAAACTTGTTCCCAAAACTTTTTCTGTTTGTCAGGGAATACTCAAGCAAAATACGAAAAGCCGC